GATGAGTCCGGTTGAGTATCGGCTCAACACCTTGGCTGCATAAAAATAGCGTAGCAGTCGTTAAAACTACTACGCTATAAAAAGTCTAACTTTTGGGGGTCACATCATAACCAACTCTATAAGTATTATGTGTGGAGTCCAATGATTGTTTGGATAACTCCCTTGGATCATTTTTATGTTATGTGCCAACAAGACATAATAGTCAAGTCGGCACATAACGATATTTTCAGTTATGAAATTTTCTTATCTTTATGTAATTTCTTTATTTGCCTTTTGAAATAATCTGTAAATTTGACCGACAAACTTAATACTAAATCACTTCCGTCTAAAACAAGATTAGACTTAGATTGTTCACAGGGTATATATTTTGAAGTTACAATCAGTCCAGGAAATATCTTTAATTCGACATAATCACATTCGTCGCTAATTTTGTCCTTCACAACATCTTCTAATGTATTCAATACTTTGTATATTTCATCAGAAGAATATTCAATTCTTTGATTTATTTCATTTACTATATCTTTTTGATTATAATATTTTTTTTCTTCTTGTATCTAAATCATTCCCTTACAAACTTTCTAAACATAAGAGTAGGGAATGGGACTAATGAAATTAGTCGTTAATATACCCTCTCCTATGTAACATTAAAATCGCCCTCATATCAAGGGTGAAATCAATAGGTGTTCTGCACAATTTACCCTAAAAATTGCGAATTTTTGATAATTTCACTCGTAATCAAAGTCACTCTTTTGAATTATTTACTTTGCTTTTTACAACTCTATATCCAATTCCAAACAAACTTATATCATCACCGTCATCTTCTAATTGTAAAATTTCATCAGAAGATTGAATGATTGCATCCTTAAAACTATCGTTGCCACATAAATACAATATCTCTAACAATAAATTCTTAATTTGAACATTTTCTTTATCTTCTATTGAGAAAAGTAATCTATGTAATGTTGAAAAGCCAATAGTCTCGCTTTCGATATCTTGGACTAACATTTCTTTCAGTATACGGACTCGTTCAGCTTTATCCTCTCTCGATTCATTCTCCATTGCATATATAGTTTTACACTCATTAACATGCGATTTTAACAAACTATATATCTTATTGATTTGCTTTTGATTAACTCGGTTATTGCGAACTTTGGAATTATCCAATATTGAAACAAATGGAAGCCAATTTTTCTTATAAGAATTTTTAATTTTAAACCCATTAACAATAGTTTGCAAATAATCCATAGTTGTATGATACTTGCAATAATGTTTTTTGTCAGGATTGTAATAACCTTTTTGACGAGAGATGTGTGAAAAGAAATGAGGCATTTTTTTTCGTCCTTTAACTAGTGTTCCGTTCTCATCTTCTTCATATTCTCTAAAAATCGGCTCATATTTCTGACGAAGTTTATCAAGCTCTTTTGAATTATTTATAACAAATTCTTTCTTTGCAGAATCTATTTCCAATCCAGACATAATATCCAATTGGCAAATATCATAATATAATTCCTTAATTTCATCATAAGATGCACCATAATACATCCTGTTCCATAACAATGAATTAAGTTCTTGTGATAAATTTATAATTTCACCAATCTTATTAACAGACGTCTTAATATCTAAATCGGCTTGTTGTTCAGGTGTATAGTATCTTTTTACTTTTGTCGCCGACACGAAGGAGGTTGGTGTCTTAAACAAATGATAATTCTTTTGTGCTGCTTTAATGAGATATTTATTATCAGTTAACAGAATTGTATCACTATCGAAATCACAGCCTGACAATTTCTGTAAAACGTTTTCGTTTATTGAATTAATACAAACAATCTCGTTTGTTAAATTCAAATACTTATCAATCATTTCGCTTGATGTATTATACGGCAACCACACATTGCCGATTGTCACATGTGGACTTCGGCTACCCAATAAAGTCTGATTATACTCAAATCTTGTACTATGTATATTACCAACACCTAATTGACTAACACCTTCAAACTTGCCAATCGAATGTTGTAGCATTTCAATAGGATTCCCAAGTAGGGTAGAGTAGTTGCCATTGACATAAATATGACCATTCTTTAAATTCTTATAATATGAACGTAACAAGTCTTGTAAAAACTGTTGATAATATTTTGTTTCCGTGAAATTATCATTAATACACATCAAATTGTACACAACATCATTTTTACTTAACATTGGTTGTTTCAATGGTTTCATTTCTTCTATATCAGGATATTTGATATAATATCTTACAACTTCCGGTCTATCCCTTAACATTTGAGCAAAGTCTAAAGAATCTTGTAAAAATTCCGAAACCTCATCTTTTGACATTTGCAATGTATTCAACAGTTGATAATGGGTTTGAACCAATCGACCACCAAAGAAATGTGTCTTTTTATCATGCTTTACTACACCAAAGTTAGGATATAAGTTATCCAACCAATTGTCCAAAGTGTCAAACTTCAAATATTTAATACTATTCGGAGTAGTAATTAACTTTACATCTTCAATTCTTTTAGCTCTTGTACGTCCATTTAATTGTGAAATATCAGTTATATTATTATCTTTAAACCATTGTTGAATATTACAATTAAAACAACAAGACTTAAACATTAGGTTTCTCAAAAGAACCATTCCATAATCCGAATAATCCCCAAACAATGATATATCCATAAGAGATTGTCCGTCCCAAATGCTATTGACAATTTCACAATTTTTTTCAGATGTAGTCAACCATCCATTTTCATCGTGTGTTTCAACGACGTTCTCTCTAAATATGCTATCATAATCATCTATGACCAATATATTCTCTGGACTAATAGGAAGAGTATCAATAATACTACTTGATGGTAAAGCAATATAACTTTCATATGCAGCCAAATCTATTTCTTGACCGTATTTCGGTTTTATTGTTCCTGAACTGAACTTCAAAATTGGTTTAAATAAGACTTCATCAATAAACAAACATTTTCCAACTCTCGCTGAACCGGTTGAGCGTTTCATTCGGCAATATTTTGTTCCATTGCACATAAAGCCCGTTTTATATAATTCCTTTCTCAATTGAGAATTTGTTTTAATTGTACGAGGTTCACCTTGTTTAACATATTGAAGATGAATCCAAAATGTATTTTTATCTTTTTTATCTCTTATTTTAACTTCTTTTGCTTTGAACGGTTTTGGTACTTCAATAGGTTTATGAATGTCTTCGTTTAATATAATTCCTACAATTTCACCATCTTGATTCTTCGCAATGCAATCTTGAAATATCAAATCATGATAATTATATCCAAATTTAACAAAGGTGTTTTTGTTCATCTGATTCCACTCTTTTACGGAGTATTTAAACGTGATATTAATAACTTTCGTAGTGTATTTGTGTTTCTTTATAGTAAAGCCAAAGTCATTTCGTCTATACTTTTTATAATAAATATTTAACAATTCAATCAAATCTAAGCTAAAGTCCAAAGAATTGATGAATTTTCTCAAATTATAATGCCCATCTTGAAGTTTTAAATTATATCCATCAGGGTCATTCTCGATATAATGTGATGCCAAGTATATATCTTTAGCATCAATGCTTGGTATGTAAAACTGTACTTCGTTTATAACCAATCATCACCTTTCGTATATTTATGATTCTTTATTTTTGTGATTTCTAATTACAGAAGTTTGCTTTTCTAAACTTCTATTGAAACTTTCATCTGACCTTATTCTGTCCGCAATGTCAGACAGGGTATGAAATTTTCGTGTATCTGTTTCAAAATCTGATGAATAAATGTTTCCTGAAAATTCAGCAGGATCTGGTATGTATCTATCTGTGATCATGTGTTATTTGTATTTTCCTTTCTTAATTACATAATTTCTTGATTTTTACTTAGACAAATGATATAATTATAATTGTCTAGATATTTTTTTGCGTTGTTTGCCATATTCCTCCTGCCGGATAAAGGAGGAACTTAATGACGATATGTCGAGACATATTATATTTGATATTGCAAATCCTAAGATTTGCTAACAATCATATTTATATAACATTATTGATTCTATGCATATTTACAATGTTTCTGATTATTTGCAAATTTCATCACAGAAATAACACAGACGGGACTTGCAATATCGAATATAATTACGGTGACATTCACTTTTCTTTTAAGTACAAGTGTCGTCACTAAGAAGGGAGTCTCCGTATTATTTACGGAGGTTTTCTTTGGTTGTTGGAATAGGGAATAGAGGATACATTTATATATTCTCCTTGCATTTTGCAAAAAGAACGAAATTATGATATAATCTTCCTACTGGGCAGTGCCGAATGCGATACATTTTAGATGTATATAAGTCATGAGCCAATTTAGTTGGAGTAAACACCCAGTAGAAAGAATATGGCAAGTGGTTGCCATATGGCAGAGGACAAAATTTGTTTGACTTTTTCCGCACCGCAGGACGGTGCAAGAAATCTCATCGTTTAGCCGCTCATATTGTCGGTTGTCTTACATTGGTTGTTTTAGTATTCATTGTACTGTACTTTGGATTTAAAATAACCTCACAATTTATAGACAATGGAAAATATAATGAAATCTCAATCCGCCTATTCGGAATTGTTCAGATTGAAGGTTCACGATAAGATAAAGATTCAAGAGCTGTTTAATAGGGAATGGCTCTTTTTTATTTTAAGAATTTTGCCCTCTAAATATATATTCTCTCTTTAAAATGAGAAAATAACGAAATTAATGTATTGTGTTCACTTATGTTACACATCACCGCCTTTCTGAAATTTTTAATGTTGTAGTTATTCGTCAAAGAATTAGTCATTCATATGTTCTCTTAATTTTTCCACTACACGTTGCCAATATCTTTCCCATTCTAAATTGCCAGCAATAGTAAGATTTCGAGGAGTATGAGATTCTTTCTTTTGTGAATCTAAAATCAATCTTGCAATATCTACACTTGAATATTCTCTGTTTAGCAGAAAACTTTTTAGGTTACTTATTTTTATCCAAGCCTCACTCCGTAAAACAATAGAAGACCAATTATCATCATACACAAACTTTTTCCCACTTGGTGTTTGATTGAAATATTTCTTTAGATAATAAGCAACTGGTTTGCCCAAATCATTTGTGGGTGGCTGCCATATTGGTGAAAAATAATCTGTATGTTTTACATATACATCATTCTCCTTTAGGAAAAGAGATGATTTATTTTTCTTGGGAATATAATCTACACTACATAATTGTTTAATTCCTTTAAGTTCCTTGGGTTTGGTTAATTTTGGTTCTCCAAAACGTCTAAACTGAATAACTGAATAATCTATATATGAAGATAACAACAAATTATAAACTTTATCAGGATCTGTACAAGTCCAACCTATTGGCATTATAAGTTGTCCATGATAATCTTGATAATCTGCATATTCATAATACACACCATCACTTTCGTCTTTTGATATTCTCACATATATACAACCGGATGGAGTTATGTGTTTGTAAATCTCTCTGTGTCTATAGTCATATCCGATAAAATCTCCCGTTTTAATATAATCTATATATTTCATATACGACATATCTGTATCTCGTTCTATTGAAACAACTGATTTATCATTAAAACAGGGGATGGGGAGAGTGTCTTTTGTGTTTGCGTAAAGTCTCATAATTGTATCATCTGAAAATGTCACTTTGTATCTATTCATTTAGTTTTCCTTTCTTAATATATTATTCTCCGTGAGGAAACGAATTTTGATTAATCTTTATAATTGCCGGTCAACTCACCAAAAGATTCAACATTGTAAATTTGCAACATTTTATAAATCGCCCATTCAATCTCTTGTTCATAACCCTCTTTATTAAGGACATATATATTGGGAGTATTTTGTGGTGGTTGAGAGGGGTCTGGTTGAATACTTCCGACTTCTTTTTTTATAAGAAGTGGTTGTTTATCATCAACATTAGAAGTCAAATATGAAAGACATTGATTAAGCGTATCTTTAGACATTGACAAATCTTTAGCCATAGATTGCATACTTCTCCAAAACGCTTCAGGTCGAGTTTCGGGATTATACATAATTTCCTCATTGTCGTTTTTCTTTGGACGGATATATATGTATGAGTTGATATAAAGAAATGCCATTAATATATTCTCTTTATTAATACTCGATTCGCCCATCATTATAAAATCCAATTGAGATGAAGTGATTTTTGAAAAATTTTCAGTTGCATCGAAATTTTCTGGAATGATTTTGATTTCTATTCCCGTATCATATCCAATAGAATCTAAATCTTGCTTTACTTCAATCATTTTATTGTTAATCATATATTCCAATACATCCAAAATATCATGAAAAGCTTTGGGTTTTCGTTTTGTAGTCTTATAACCATAAAACTCTAATATTTTTCGTATGGTTATCCAGCTAAAATCTTCGTATGACCTATATCTGTCTATGAGAATATACGTAATGTAAAATTTTCGACTTATTCCGTATTTTGTTTTTATATTTCCTTGTACATAATCATTGGGGAAACGAGTAAAATATTCTGATTTAGTATTCATGAATTTTCTCCTTTGTTTAATATTCTATAGTTTGGTGATAAACCTACGAGAGTTCGGGAAAGGCTACTTTCATATACGTCAATTTTTTTGAAATGTGAATTTTGAGGCTACATCCGTGTACGTCAACTGAACTGAAAGAAGATATACAACAGTTTAAGAAGACAGACTATTACGAGTGGAATTTCGCATAGCTCAATTCTCACTCGTTGAATTACATTTTTTGTTGTGTTATGTCTTGTATGAAATAGTCTTTTTTAAATCTTATCTTATTGAATTAAATCTTATCTTCTATATATGTTATTCTCTGTTTAATCGGAGGTCTATCAAATAATGTTTCTCTCTTAAAGTTTTTGATTTGTTCTTCTGTTTGTAATCCATATTTAATCAGACTACTATCTATAAGTAATGTTAGTGCATCTCTTAGTTGAGTATGATGTTCTATTGCGTCCATTGGATAACATTCATCTTTGAGTAAATTATTTTCATAGCAATAATCTTCATGAATTTGATTTATATCTACGTCATATGTATCTTCAAGTTCTTTATAGATATTTGAATACAACTCACTTCTCGTGCAATCAAAGTATTCCATAAGCATTTTGTATTTAGGAGCAATCTTCTTATACCATGCTGATGGATACCTTCTTGCTGATAAATAACGATTAGTTTGAGTTTGTTCTATCTTTTCTAATCTTTCAGTTATAGGTTGTAATGCAACGGTTATTGCATTTGAGATACTTTCAGCTAAGAATTCAGCGTTTATATCATTCGTAGACTTCTTATCTATGAATACAGATGCTAATACATCTGCACATTTGTCGTCAACTACCCACAAGTTAAAACTTGTTGGGCTTGTAGCTCGATTAGACTTTACAATTACATTTAAGGGTGTAATTGCTTATTCCAAAGCATAAACTACCTATCAGGACTAGAGCCAGCCCCTAAAATTCTTTTCCCCTCTGCTAATATATTCTTAGCAGCATTGATGTCCCTATCATGATGAACGCCACACTTAGGACACGTCCATTCTCTTATATGTAATGGTTTCTTTCCAGTAACACAACCACAATTTGAACATATTTGACTGGACGGATACCAAGTATCGATTTTCACAATAGTTCTTCCTTTATTCTTTGCTTTATATTCCAACATATTAACAAACATAGACCATCCAACATCTGCAATAGATAATGCCAAATGATGATTTTTCATCAAACCTTTTACATTAAGATCTTCCAAAGATATAACTTGGTTCTCGATAGTAAGTTTGTGAGATACTTTATGTAAATAATCTTTTCGTTGGTTTGCAATATGTTGATGTAATTTAGCAACTCTTAATTTCTGTCTATTATAGTTATTACTTCCTCTCGTCATTTTACTTAACTTTCTCTGTTCCTTTTTTAGTTTAGAAAAATTTTTTCGTAATGACTGTAATATAGGGAACTTAGTTCCGTCAGAACAAATCGCTAAATCAGTTAATCCTAAGTCAATTCCTATCTCTTTATCAACTTTTGGTAATGTTTCATCAACTTCATCTCCTTTCCAAAGTATAGAAACATAAAACTCATTGGCAGGTGTCATAGAAATAGTGCAAGATTTTGCAATTCCAGTTTTATGTCTATGATTGACTATTTTAACTTTTCCTAATTTCGGCAATTTAATAGTCCAGTCGTCCATAGGAAAACCTTTAGCAGTCATAGTTTTGTAACTATTTTTAGGACACTTTTTACTTTTGTATTTGGGAAATCCTTTATTTGGTTGTTTGAAAAACCCCGAAAAAGCTGATTGTAAATCAATCTGAGTAAAACATAATGCTTGTCCATCAACTTCTTTTAACCATTCATATTCCTTTTTATACGAAGCAGGTGTATTTATTTTGCTTTTCTTGTTTTCTTTATAATATTTGATATTATCAAAAAGTGCTTGATTCCAATACCATCTACAACATCCAAAAGTCTTTATTATCAAATGTTTTTGTTCTTCCGTTGGAAAACATCTAACTTTATATGCTTTTATCATTCTCGTCTCCCTTGATATAATATTCTCTCTTTATTTCTATTATCTTTTGCAATTCATTCCATTAGCTTTAGCCAATGGAATTCCTGATTTTTTATTTTAGAGAAGATACATCTTCTTGTAATTTGATTACTGTTTGAGTGAGAACAGTGATTGCTTCGGCTAATGGTTGAGTATTTATTGATGTAGATTGTAATTTTTGTGTTGCTATTTTTAATCCTTGTTCACAAGCAATAAAATATTGTTTGGCTTGCTCGTGTTTTTCAGTATTACCGGTCATTGATAGTTTCTTTGCAAAATCTGATGTAAGTTTATAATCGGTTCTTGGTTTTGGATTCTTTGGTTTGTTTCGTTCACTTTCTACTGTGAACGGGAAGTAATCAATATTTTTTGTAGCAAATTTATTGTTTTTAATATTCCTTCTACACCAATCTGAAAAATGAGCTGGATGTAATTCTAAGAATGAATATAATTGACTTGCTGTTGTCATTCCATTTTCATCAATTTTTAATGCAATTTCGATTGGTGTTTGTGTTGATGCGTCTACTTGATTATTGGTTGTTTTTAATTCTAAATTTTTCTTTCTCATAATTTTTGTCCTCTTTTTGATTTGTAATTTATTTTTTGGTTATATGTATATATTCTCTTTTTGTTTTCTCTTTTGTATCATGTTTTTTGGATTAGGGAATAGTTCAAAAAAATTATTGACTATATTAACAATATCTATTGAGGATATTCTCCATTGAAATAAAAATGATGAATGATTTTAATTTTATGCACAAAAAAAAGACACTCGAAAGTGTCTTATATTATAATATTATTGTTCTTTAATATTTTCAGCCATTAACCAATTAGATTCAGGTTTTGCAATAAGTCTTGCATCTGTATATGCCATTTGCATAGAAAGACAAGTTGTTGCTTGATAATATCCACTTTTCATTAAATCCAAAACTAAAGCTACATCAGGATTATCATCTTTTCCAAAACATAAAGGAACAAGAAGTTGTATTTTGTTTTGATAATAGTGGGGAACGGCTAATTTATAGTTTGCAATTACTTTTTGTATGGCGGTATCTATAACTCCTTTAAGAGTTTCAAGTGGACGTTCACTATTCTTTATTGAATTGGGCAATCTATTTGATGTGTCCAAATCGTCAAGAATATGTTTATAATTTTTATTGACCTTTAAATGTCAGTTAAATACAAGTCTTGATGGATCAGAAAAATAATCGGCTCTTTCAGGGAATTCTTCTACAATATCCAATATTCCTAATTCATAAGTATCTTTAAATCCTTTAAAATACCATCTTGATGCCGCTATCGATTCATTTCGGTTTAATTCACCGTATGCGTATATTGGCTCATAATAATGAGAAAATAGTCCAGTATTAAATACACAATATGAATCAGTCTCAATTATTTTATCTTCTTCTTGGAGTTTGTTAAATGTGTATTTTAAATAATTTTTTAAAATAGAATAGTCATCTTCGTCTTCAAAACTCCATTTCTCAGGGAGGGCTTTTTCTGCAAGTTCTTTAATTTTTGCGTTGTAATCTCCCCAATACATATAATCGTAAATATCTATAGTTTCCATGTCACAAACTTCTCCTTTATTATACTTTTTACATATTATATCATAATCGTCAGCATTTGAAAAGGATTTTTCTGTTTTTATTATGTGACTGATTTCAAATTGTGAAAAATGTTTTTGGTAATATTCTGCCCAATAATTGTTGATTAATAATTGAGGTTTGATATTTATGTAATTGTATAATTTATTTTCGGCGATTTCACGAATTTTGTTTCCGTGAGAAGTATTAATTATAATCGTGCCGGTATAGCCTGTTTTAGGGTTTGTAATTTGTATTTCATATTTATTCATGTAAAAGCCTCCTTGATTTTTGATTATATATGTATATTCTCTTTTTACACAACAAGATAAAGTATCAAAATTCATTTTTGTCAGATTTTCTTTGCAAATTTGACTGAGTTTCTTCCTATCTATATAGCGTTTTATGTATGAGGTAGGATGTATATTTATATTCTCTGTTTAGGTGATTGATAGGAATTTTTAGACAATAAAAAAGAGCTATAATGAAATATGGCTCTATTGTCGAAGTCGGTGTAAAATTTTTAAGTGTTAAAAATGTTGGTTCGGTGAAAGATGAGATGAGTTGGGTGGATTTGATATGATTTTTGCTTGAAATATAAGGGGTTTTGTGATGTGATAAAGGTTAGATTTTAAAATGCGAGATGAGTTGTTTCTGATAAAAGTAATGTGAGTTCGTTAAAGGGTGGGTTTTATTGGAGATTTTGTGTTTTGGGATTGGAAGGTGTGAAAATGGGGTGAAAATGGGTGGGTTTAGAGACGGTAGTGAATTTAAAATTTGATAGATTTTTGTTGGGAAATTCATCGAACTTGCTATCGAACGACTTGCCGATTAGAGGGTGTTGGTTTGGGGAGAGGGGAAGTAGTGATTTTTGTAGGTGGGGGTTGAAAATTTTAGGTGTCGTGTGAATAGAACTGCTATGGCGATTATTTTAAGGGATTTTTGCGTTTCAAATGTAAACATATCCCCCTTTGATTGTATTTTATCCGTCAAAAAAGCAACCTAAAAAACATTAAAAAGTAGTGTAATATACATATATTACACTGTTTTAATTGTATTGTATTTGTATTTTTTTTGAATAATAATAGTTATCGCCGTATCCGTTGATTTTCTGTTATGCCGTCAATAAAAATCAAGAGTTTGTTAAGTGTTTTGTGTTCGTTTTATCTGCATTGATTTTTTGTTATCCTAAAAATTTTTAATTATACAAAATCTAACACCAAACCAAACCACCAAACCATCCCAACATAACAATTTACTATAAAAAACAACCAAAATCAACACTACCGCATAATTACATCCATTGCACAAAATCTAACTATTATATTATTCCGTCATTGTATTCCGTCCGTAACCTCAACCGCTCAATCATTATCAGATTTTAGATCATTATCAATCAAACTCAAAACATAACTGTTAATACTTGTAAATCCATTTTCTTGGGAATGTTTTTTTATAATATCGTATTTTTCATTAAAAACAGTACAAGCAATTTTTTTTCGTTTTTGGTTGTATCGTTTTTGTGCTGTTGGGTTATATGTACTTTTTTTGTTCCATCCGTCATAAAAAATCAATCCTTCATAAAGTTTTTTAAAATATTTTATCAATCATTATCAATATAAAAATTTTTTTCGTCAAGGTCTTTTTTGATTAATGATTTCAAATATGAATTAGCACTCTGCCCGCTACATTCTAAGAATTGCTTTAAACGTTTCCCGTCGGTTATATCAGTAGGATAATATTTGACGGCAAATAATATTGTTTTTGCGTTGTATCGTTTTTGTGCCTCTGCATTATATGTACTTTTTTTCCCGGTATCCATTATTAACCCTCCTTTTTTTATATTATAGTACATAAAAAATAATTTGTCAAACACCTAAAAAAATAACAAATCATATGTGCAATATATACAAACAGCATAATAGATATACCTATTATATTATGCAGTATTTAACTAATTAAAATAGATATATCTATTGACAAATAGATTAATCTATGCTATAATATATTTAAAGATAAGGGATAGGAACAAAACAAACTTATCTAATATATACAAAGTCTATTCACTTGTAGACTAAAGTACCTTGACAAGTAAATATATACATCTACATCTCATTTTAACTTGATTTTATCATTATAAAATGTTAAAATAAAAACACCAAAAAAATAATAAAAAGGGGTGTTAGAAATGGGAGATGATAACATGAATAATGTTGAGTTAATCAAATTTTCGGTTGAAGAATTTTCAAGATTGCAAACATATATGCAAGCGATAGAAAAAACTTCAAAAGCTTATGAGCTGATGAAAGTCCGATACATAGAATTGAAAGTGATTTTACAGGCTTCAGGCGTAAACTTAAATGACATTGACATATTAAAAGAATAACATTAAATATTATCAAGAATTAAAATAGTGTAGATGTATATTTTACTTATATATCTACACTATTTTTTTATTATTAAAAATTAAGTGTCGGAATCGTCAGGAACAAACTCGATAATATCGGTAATACCAACTTTAAAATAATTACATAATCTATCAATCACTTCAAGAGATACATATTTATTACCATTCATGCGGTTAAGTGTTCCCTTACTGATAATACCAGCATTTAAAACATCGGATTTTTTTAATCCTTTGTCAATTAATAATTTTAAAAATGGTTTGTAATTTATCATGTTATACACCTTCTTAATAATTTTTATTAAGTATAACATATTAAACTCCAAAAGTCAAATATCAAAAAAAAGTATAACAAGTTATACTAAAAGTATTGACAAATAAAGTACAATATGTTATACTTATATTAAAGAAAGAGATAAAAAAGTATAACAAGTTAGTCAATAGACTAAAAGACAGTTTCAAAAATTGTCTACAATATTAAAATTTTTAGTATTGTAAAGAGTTTTTGAAACTCTACAAATTAAATAAAAGCGGACTATAACCGCTCTATAAAATTAATATCAGGATGCCGACACCTGATAAAAAACGGCAGGTGATGACGTACACCAACGCACAAAAAATACGTTGTGAGTCGCTCAACAAAACAAGTTTTTATTTTTTGACGATGCACTTAAAAAGTTTACAAGTGCAACAGATAAAACAAATGTAACATATTACAACAACTGCAAATGCGAAAATGTAATAATTTACACTTAACATACATCTGTTAATACCTTGTAAAATATCGGGTATCGCTCCAGCGTGTAAAGCCTGGTTTCAATGTTTTTAAGTGTATCAGTGAGAAAATAAAAAGAGAATAAAACAAGGGAGATGTTAAAAATGAAGATAGAAAAAATAGATTTAAGATATTCCGATATTATTACAGATGTTATTGATAACGTTAATAATATTAGAATGAGAGTAGTTAAGTATAACAATAAATTGTATTATCATCAAATGTATAACGGTGAAGTAGTACAATGTTTTGAATTGAAAAGTAACTAAAAAAATAATCAAACAATGAAAGGAAGTAATTAAAATGCTAAAAATATTTATATCTAATCTAAAAGAATACAACAACGGAAAAATCATCGGTGAGTGGGTAAGCTTGCCTTGTGAAGGACTTGAAGAAGTTCTTGACAAAATAAGCAACAGCGGCAAAGATGAACTGTTTATATCTGATTATGAAACAGATATAAGTGGGTTGAAAGTTTCTGAATATGATAATATTTTAGAATTAAATAGCATTGCAGAAGAAATTGATAACTTGTCGGATGATGAAGTTATCGCACTTCAAGCATACTTGGAAGAGTATAATATGGAACAAGCACTGGAAGAAGTACGTCAAGGCAATTATAGAATTTATTACGATTGCGACAACATGGAAGATGTCGCATATCAAGTTGTTAATGATTGCGGACTACTTGATGGAGTGCCTGAAGAAGTTAAAATATATTTTGACTATGAAGCATACGGGAGAGATATGGAGATTAATGGAACATTTATTCAAATTGATAATAGTTTTGTAGAATTATATTAATAAGGAGGGTTTTAATAATGACAACATATAATTTTAACTTATCAAATTATCACCTAAGCGAAAACACTTGTAGGATTGCAAATTTAAACTTTATAGAAGAAACCACGAACAGAAACGGCGAGTATATGTTACGTGGTCTTTGGGCATCAGATTTATGTTATCAATTTGCGAAGAAGTGTAAGTTTACTTTGGTTCAGGTGGACGGATACAGTGCTTATGCTTATTCAGATGAGCAAATGGCAATATTTACATATTGTGAAAGGGATATAACATTGACACCTTATACAAATAAAGAAGATTACGAAAAAGCAAAGGAGAATACAATTAAATTTTATAAAGAGGAGTATTAATATAAGAAGTTGTTTCGGCAACTATAAACAGGATTTTAAGCCGGAAGCGTTCAGGCGGTGCAATAGTGCCGCTTGAGGTAATCAAACAATGAAAGGAAGTTTTTATTATGAAAAAATATGTATGTTCAAAATGCGGAGGTAACTGCATGGGTTGCTTCTATACTGACTTGTGCGACAAGTGGCTTGATATTGCCCCGTATGAGCCGTATTATGAGGTGTCAGACCATGCCTCTATGGCTCTATGTGAGGGAAGGCACGCAATCCCTCAGGCGGTGGACGGTGCTATTTTTAATACTGTTATCAATCCACTTGATGTGGAAGGCTTGCAGTCGGAAGCGTACAACAAGTTAAAAGCTCTTGACATCAAGTCGCTTGACTTGTACGTTACGGGCTTGACAGTAGCTCTTGTGTCAGTACTGAATGCTTGTCGTCAACTTGGTATAGTGGTAACACTGTACCATTATGACCGCGAAGAGGATAACTATTATCCACAGCAGGTCTTGTAAAAGGAGGACTATAAAATGACAAGAGATGAAGTATTGAAAAAAGTACAAGATTATATTGTATCTAATATCAATAACATTAAATTTGTTGTTGAATTTGAGGACGGAAGGCATCCATCAACTTTGCAAGATTTTATTAAAGCAATGGAATTTGCAAAGTTAAAAGAATTACAAGACTTCTTCAAGAGTAAATCTTTATTTTTTGAAGATGGATATATTAAAGTAATAAAGAGGTAAAAGACGATGCGATCAGTTAAAGAATATTTAATAAATTGTATTATTGAGCTATTCAATATATTTGATTATATTGACTCAAAAATACAGTAACATTAATAAATAGTTAGAGGGTACTATATAAAACTATATAGTGCCTTTTATACGGAGGATTTTATTATGAATTACGGAACACTTGCAAAAATGAAAAAAGAGTTTGATACATATACAAATGGTAATAAAAAGAAAATCATTTATAATTTTAATATGCTAAAAATGGAAGGCTTGACAGATAGAGTCATAGAACAACTCAAAGAGGAAGTTTACAATAACGATGCCGCTATGCTTACAAATAGAGATACCTATTTAAACAAAGCAGTTGATACTGTAAATAATTGTTTGTTATCTGTAAATATGTATTTTAAAGTTGTAAGCGTGTATAATGCAAAAACCGGTAAGCGACTTTACATTTACAAGGAAGTTATCGGATATGAAATAAGTAAATATTTATTTAATCGTAACGGAGTTATACCAAAAAACGCTTGTCCCGATGAAGTCATTACAAAAGGAAGTATAAGGCATCCATATTATAGTCGAGTAATAGAAGATGTTGAAATATAACAGTAAATATTTAAGAGTGAAAAGGAGATATAAAAATGATATACGATTATAACCACTACAACGATCCTAAAAAGGGCAACAAGCATATATACGCTTTTGGTGAGCGTTACGAAAGTATAGAGTATTGCGGGTTTATACACGCAGATACCAAAAGACAAGCACAAACTGTACTTAACGCACATAACAGAAAATGGGATGATTATGGCTGTATATTGTTAGACTATACAGAGGAAGAATGTAAGGCAGAGATTGAGCGAAGAGCGAAAAAGAAAGGGAGGGAATAGCTATGTATATAGCAATAGCAAGACATGAGAATATAGCGGCTTACAAGGCTTTAAGGCTGGCAGGAATTGAGCCGACAGAAGCAAACATGAGAAGATACATAGAGTGTGAGTACCTCTCTTTTGAGGTAAAAGCGGATGGGAAATATTACTGTTGTTACAATGACGGATTACAGAGTATATCCGTTGAAGTATCAACTTTGAAAGCAAATTAATTATAATATTGAGATAAGAAAAGGAGAATAAAATCATGTGCAGAAGTTTTGAAGTTATAAGTGGAAAGAAGAATAAAGGGGATAAAGGATTACTAAAAGGACTAACTAAAATGTATCGTGATGCAAAATATAGTGTTGCAATTATTCCGATACCTGTTGAGCTATTAGAAATTGATACAAGGTATCAAACAGAAGTAAGAACAGATAGAAGTCTAATGTACCTTGTGAATAACTGGGATGAAAATAAATTATTGCCTTTAATCGGTGTTCCGCACTGGGAAGAAGGCAAAGTATACCTTGTAGACGGTTACGGCAGATGGGTAGCAAGTCAGATGGTAGACAAAGAAAAATACACCGATTTACAAGTGTTGCTAATTCTCAATGCACCAAACAACGCAGAGGAACGGCTTGAATTTGAAGCCGAGATGTATGCTTATCAAAACAAGCAAGTTGCAAGGATGACTGCAATTCAAAAGCATGGTGCGATGGTAGTGTTACACGATAAAGCAACAGAACGACTTGAAAAGCTAAAAGAAAAGTATGGATTTGAGTATGCGTCTTGTAAAGGCAATAGAAGTGCTTCTGTTTTGGGTTCATATTCTGTCACGCTTAACATATGCAATATTGATGATGGCAAAGCAGCTGAATTTATATTTGACATATGCAAGGGTGCAGGATTTGACCGTAAACCAAACGGATATTCAACAGGAATAATGAAGGTTTTACTGGATATGTACAAGCTATATTCTGAAGATAGAGATAAAGTGCAGAAGTATCTTATTAAGGAACTTAGAAAGATTACACCGTTATTATTAAAGGCAAGAGGTGTTGCAAAGTATCCATTTTTAGATTATAGACTTGCTATGTCTTTATATGTTGAAGATATGATCGTTGACAACTTAGGACTTGATCAGGCAAGAGAAGTTAAAGAAAATAGTACAAAACTTGTAATGATTAAAAAACGTAAAAATATTGCGTAAATGAATGGAGGGATAATATATGAGTATTTCGCAGATGGACTTGAAGCAAAAAGTCCGAGATTATATAAAGAGGGTTGGTATTCCAAAAACGACTTTTTGTAGCCGTATAGGTATCTCACCGAGCTACTTGTATAAATGGTTTAAAGGTGAAAAAGAGTTTTCGGATAGTTTGGTAAGTCGTATAAATAGTTACATAGACAAATTTTAGGAGTGAGGAAGGTGTTATATATGAGAACTTTGGAACATAGAGGGCAGAAGATAATCTGTCAATATATAAATGATAGTTTTTGTTGTGTTTTAATGGAGAAAAATATTAAGTATGATATTTTACCGATATTCAGTGAAAAGTATATTATTTATAAATATGCGATTGACGGTGTTGTAAAATATGCAATGGAAGAGTTAAAAGGTAGCTATGTTTATATCGTATTACAAGTACCGGAGGACGGCTGGGATGCTTTATATAACACTGTATTACATGGAGAACATAAAACGTCAAGACTTAAAATGTGCATTAATCATATATGCACCATAATCGACAACGAAATAAAGGATGTGAAATTTGCAGAAGGAACTTCATTGATTGAAATTATGGCTTATCCACAAAGAGAGTATACATCAAAAAAGTGGCAGAGAATAGCTTTATATTTGATTACTTGTGGTTATTGCAAAGAGAATATAGAAATTGATACTGACGGAGTAGATCCAAAATGGATAGAGAAAATTAAGGAGTATATATAAATGAGTATATCAGATGCAATATATAACAATATGTTAGAACAGAAGAAACAATCATTTTTGAGAAGCGAATATAAAAGTATAAGAACTTGCCCTCTAAAAGAAGTCAATGGACGTGTTGACAATTACACAGAGGACAAGCTAAAACATTGCTGAAAATGATGATATTTGATAGACAATAATTGAATGGAGGACTAATTATGACGAGAATTTTTAAAGATATATTTGGTAACACAGCTTGTATCACAAGAAGATTAGGTTTTCCATGTAGAGATGCAAAAAATAAAATATATGGTTACAAATTAACTTTATCAGCCGATTATAACGGTGGAGATGTGTATTTTGTAACTATTTATCCATCAGAAGAAGACGCTTTAAGACAATTACGAAAATTTAGTTGTAACACATGGCAAGAACAAACGAAATGACAATTTCAAGAGAGAAAATAAATGATGATTATTATGAATGATATTGTTGAAGAATTAGATAATATAGCAAATCAAAGACTTTAAGGAATGGGGATGATTAAAATGTTTGATAGGAATGGATTTATGAGTTGGCTTGAAGAAACATTTATAACGAATAGTTTTGGCAGAAATATTGTATCAGAAATTATTGAATATGCTTATGAACACCAAAACGTAAGTTTAGATCAGTTTGCATATTTTGTTAGTGATTTATTACCGGAGGTTGAATTTTTGGAAGTGGCAAGATTTTGTTCAGATGATATGCTGACAGACACTACATTAGTATTGTTAGAAAGGAAGGACGGTTGATTGATTATGGAATTGCACTTATATTATCTTGATAAAAATTGGAAACAACGTGGAGATTGTGCTCATAATTATAATCTTGTTGTTGATTTAGGCAACAAAACATACAAGATATATGTCAGTCCTTTTTATGGATATGAACGTTCAAGTGATATAGAGGTCAAAAGAAAATCGGATATTATGGATTATATTGAATATTTAAAAGAGAATGGGTTTGTGGATACTGATGAGATTTATTGTGGATAAAATAAGAGTTTCATGAGGAGGTTGGAGAAAAATTATGTATAGAAGTTATGAGAATCCATATGAATTAGAGCTGCAACTTAAAGAATTAAAACAACAATATTATGATGCAAAGGTTAGTAACGCTGATGATGACATACTGATTGATTTGAGTATAGAAATAAGTAGTTTAGAAGAACGTATTCATTTTGCTTGGCAAGATGATGAATATGAGAATGAAATATAACGAAACGATTGATTTGATTAAGGAGGAAAATATTATGTCACATTTTATTACATTGGTATTTACAAAAGAAAACGGAAGCACAGTTGAGGAATTGCTTGACCCATATGATGAAAACATTGTGTATGCTCCATATGTAAAGTATACACGAAAACAAGCAATAGCAAAAATAAGAAAAGAAATTGAGGACTATAAGAATGGACTTTATGCAAAGTATTTGTTAAATCCTCAAAAATATGAGGAAAATTGTAATAATGCAGAACATATTAATTATTTAAAAAATAAATTTCCAAAAAAATTGGAATGGACTGATGATGAATGTTATCAGGACATGAAAGGACGTTTTGATGAAGACATGATTAAACCAAATGGAGATTTATTATCTACTTATAACCCAAATTCAAAATGGGACTGGTATACTATCGGAGGAAGATGGAATAATTATCTCAAAACATTGTCCGGCGAAACTACAAATGAAAATTATGTATCCGAAATTAATTGGAAAGATATAACACCTTTTGCCTTTGTTACTCCTATTGGAGAATGGCACGAAAGAGGCGAAATGGGTTGGTGGGCTTGTGTTTCCAATGAAAAGACTAAAGATAATTGGAAATCAGAGTTTAAAGAATTTCTTGACAATTTAGATGAAGATACCATTGTAACAGTAGTTGATTGCCATATTTAAGTTTGGAGGTAATAGCTATGAAAATAACAAATATTAAATGGGATACGGACGGCGATAAAGAATTATTAAAAATATTACCAACAGAAATTGATATTACAGAAGAATTTGACTTTGAAGAATATGAAATTGATGGAGAGTTTGAGGAAGAGCAACTATTGGATGATATATCTGATTGGTTATCAGATACTTACGGATATTGTCATTTTGGATTTGAGATTGAGAGATAAAGGAAAGGTGAAGTATTATGACAGCAAAGAGGATGGAACAAAAGGTATATTAGATACTTGCGATGAGTTGACAATGAAGATTGATAAGTATTTAGGTAATTGATTAGGAGGTAATAGATATGAGCAATCAAAGAGTTAGAGTTACTGTCGAATTTGACATTGATACAGAAAGATGTAGACGATATGGTGTTACACCACGAGAAGTATTTCAATCACTTCAAGCTGATATGAGTGATGAAGTTGATGGAGCTACAATTTATACAAATCATCATAAATTAAACACATATTCTGACTTCGTATTAGGAACTGAGGCGAAAATTATATCTAAAGAATATGTGGGTGAGAATATTATAAATGCGACATTCGTTTCTGTTTGGGACGGAGGAACAGCAATAGAAACGGAATGTAAAATCAATACAAGCACACGAGAAGTATTTGATATTATTACAGTGGAGGCGGATGTTGATACGTTTGAACGTCAATATGTTGTCATTGATGGACAGGAATATGATGTTGTATGTGTAGACGAGGTTGAAGATGTGGGAGAGAATGAATATTGGTTTAAATAGAAGGTGAGTGTTATGCAAGAAACGAGGAATTTGACAAAAATGAAAAGGTATATGATACATATGAAAGATAGAGGGTTTGAATTTCAAACCAATTATGATATGAATACAGAGGAATTTTGGAATGATTTACAACATCATAGAGATCTCTGCATTAGCAGTGGTTGTTTTCATATTCCTCCGAAAATTGAAGATATTATATCAATAACATTTATTGATGAAATGTAGATTTTATACGGAATTTAAAAATAAATTTTGTTTATTGACTTTAATTTATGATATGTTATAATTATATTATAAATATAAAGTTTCAGAAAATAGATTAACTATTTTCATTGATATTAATATAGTTTTTTTATAAGAGTGATTAAACCCGAATAGGACTTAATCACTCTTTTTTTATTTTCTTTTTTACAGTATGAACTGTTTATATAAATTAAACAATGTAATTTTAAAAGGAGGAATTTTAATGTTTCCATTAAAATGCCGAATAATTAAGGTAAATGATAATATGTGTAGAATTACTATAAGCGATTGTAGGAGTATATATAGAAATATTTCTGAAGGAGCTTGTATTTGTTCTATGGATGTTATGCTTGATCAAATAGAACATATTACAAATGAAATAAAAAAACTCGGTGGAAGAGCAGTATTTGTTTACGATTAAGTGAAAGGAGTTGAATTATAATGACTAATGAATTTGCAGAAATAGTAAATCGTTTAGCACGAGCAAAAAATTTTAAAGATGGTTCATTTTGCTTGATTACATCTGATCCTGATTCAGATAAAGTTATTGTTGAATTGAAGGGTGAACACAAAAACATTATTCAAGGTGTTGGAGACACTTTAAAGCATATTTTATCGCAAGTTAATGATAAGGATGCTGAAATAATCAAAGTATTCATTACTGATATTATTACTGAAGATGAAAAATCACGTTTCAAGTCAAATTAATGGAATAAAAGGGAGGAATATATTATGACAACGATTAATGATAAGAAAATATTTGTAATTAACGGTAGTGGTGGAGTAGGCAAAGATACATTCGTGCGATTTGTTAGCGAATTCTATTGCTGTTTAACAAATAAACAAGTTATTAATTATTCATCAGTAGATGAAATAAAAAGAATAGCTAAAAACATAGGATGGACAGGTTCAAAAACAGAAAGAGACAGAAAATTTTTATGTGATTTAAAATTAATTGTTTCTGAATATAATGATTTACCGTTTGTAGCTATGAGAGAAAAAGTTGATGTCTTTGAAAGTTCGGCTGATGAAAATATACTTTTTTTACATATAAGAGAACCGGAAGAAATAAAAAGAGCAGTACGAGAATTTAATGCAATAACAATCCTTGTAAAACGTGATAATATACTACATATTACATCAAATTCGGCTGATGACCAAGTGTTTAATTATGATTATGATATAGTTATTGACAATAATGGTACAGAAGCCGATTTAAAAGAAGTTGCAAATATATTTGTTACCGATGTTTTACAAAATAAAATAAGGATAAGATATATTGCTAAGGTTAGAGTTTTGAATTGAAATTTTAGATTGGAGTGGTTATATATAAAAGTAGAAACAAAAGCAATAATACAGGAAGTTCCGGTATATATAGCAGATGACGGAACATAATTTAATACAGAAGCAGAGTGTAGAGATTACGAGGTAAAGAACGAGATGAAACCAAAAATTGAAAAGGCAGAAAAATTGCGTATCATAAAATTAGACAATGTAATGCCTTTAATTGATGAAGAACTAAACGAGGACCATACCTATATATGGTATAAGTTGACAAATGAAAATGATTTCAGAATTGTTAATGAGGCATATATAGGTAGTAGTTGGGATTTTACTGAGCCTTTAAAATATCCTTCAATAATGTGCGTAGAATCATATATGGAGGAATATTATGGAGAAGCCTATAGTTATCTTTTATCCGAATGTAAACAAGCAGCGGAAAAGTTTTGGAAACAGATGGGATATAAAGTGACGATTGAGAAGGAGGATTAATATTATGAACACAGACAAATTAGAACAATATCTTGACGAATTATCGGACGGAACGGATTTTTCATTTGGAATATCAGAAGTAACAGATGAAACGATTGAGTTGTATATGCAAGGTGATAATCCTTGTTGTGAGGATTGGCGTAATGAAATTATAATAGATAATCCAACGACAAAAAAAGAATTAACTAAAATTTTGGCTAATGAGATATGGACACTCTATGAGGTTTTTGATGTAGAAGAAGAAACATATCTTATGTTGGAGGCAAAGAGAAATGGGTTTTCGGGAGTGCCTGATGTGGTTGCCCTTGTACATAATGAAGAATATAAAGAGAACGCATTAAAAAAATTTGCTGAAAAGTTACAAAATTTGTACAATAATTTAGACAAAGAGGAAACAGATACAATGAATAAGGAACAATTTTTTGAGTATATTCACGAGAATTTCAACATTGACGGTACAAGTCAAAGATTAATTTGGAATATCCTTAGTTACATAGAAGCAAATTATCCTGAAGAAAATGAACAGTATAATGCGTTGGTTTCATTACTTGATGGTACTATTGAATTGGAAGATAGAGAATTGAAAAAAGTGTATATGTAGATTGGAGTGATTTAATGAAAACTATATGGATTGCAGTATACAAAGATACAATAAGTCGCAAAAATATTGCCGACAATAATATTTCTTATGTTAAAGTAACAAGAGATTTTGCAAAAAAATATTGGGAAGAAAGGCAGTCGGAATATTACACCACATTTGACGAATTTTTGGACAACTATACTTGTGATGACACGGTGGATTTTTACAAATATGCGAAAGAACACGATGCAATTATTGAAATTAAAAATATATGATTTGAAAGGCGAGGGAAATTATTATGAAGCGTGATTTAGTAGATGAATTATATAAAACGGCGTATAAATGATATAGAGAAAAATATCCAAACAAAGATTTTGTATCTATTCCAAATTTTTTAGATTCACTTTGGTTTAGTATTGAAGGTGAACTTAATAGAAATGGATATAATGCTGCAAAGAAATATGTCGAAGAAGCAGAGTTAATTGTATTAAAGTAAATGAAACGATGATTTACTGTGGAAAGCGAGAAATATTATGGATAAATTAGAACAGGCAATGCAAAGTGAAGACTTTTGGGTTGAGCTTGCAGATACATCATTTGGTAAGGTCATACTTCATGGTAAAAATACGAACAGTATTGGATACAATGAGTATTATGAGGTATCAAGCGAGATTAATACGGACGGAGATTTTGCTATTACTTTCTTTAAAACTTATGAAAAAATGAAAAAATGGTTTGATGACTGGCAGGGTGAAGGATTTTACAATTACCTTGTTAAATTATATGAAAAGCAATTAAACCAATGAATCGGAAATTTCATGGTTCTAAATAGAATTATTCTTTTCAGTAACAAACGAGAGGGAGATATTGTTTGTCATATGGGCGAATATTGGTTCTATTTCTACAACGGAAAGTTATTTTCTGATACATTAACACCGGAAAATTTGAGAGAAACTGTTGGAATTTTTGAACTAGCAGAAATGATAATCAATGCGATTACTGATTTAGACGATAATGAATACGCATATTATTGTGATATTCTTGGATTTTAAAATAGAATTGGAGGGCGATTTTATGATTAAATTTATAGAAAAAGAAAGATATTATGATGATAGTTCATATACAGGAAGTTGCTATTATTACCCTACATATATGGTAAAAGATGGAGAAGAATTCTTTGTATTCAATCGAAGAGAGCCTGACGATGAATGGAAGATAAAAGAGGACAAAGCAAGAAAGAATCAGTTGATAGAAAATGAAGGGAAATATTTTAAGTTTAACGGATTTTATAATAATCCACTAGAAATGTTAAAGGAGATTATTGAAAGAAGACATCATTTTACAACACCAAAGGACATGTACTATGGTGATTTAGATATACATAGATATATAGATTTCCATGGTAATAGAAATGAAGTTAGTGCAGCTTTCCATTATAGAATTTATGATATAGAGTTAGCACGTATAATTCAAAAAGTTGTCAAGCTAATCAATAGTGAAGATTGGAACATGGCAAAAGCAATATTGAATAAAAAATAATGAAAAGCACATTTTAAGGAGGAATGACAAATGAATAAATTGTATCCATCGGATTTTAATGTATCTGAAAGTAATCCAAATGGTGTTTGGGTTAGATTAAACGAAATTAACGATATGATAGCTTGTGGAGCGTTGCAAGTTGATGATGATAAATTGAAGGAATATCATTGTGATACAAGAGTTAAGTTAGCCGATGAAGTTTGATTAAAGAAAGGAAGTTTGAAAATGTGCAAAAAATACAGTGAGAGTGAGTACCTTTGTGCGGTACAGCATTTCAACTGCAATATGCAGAAGATTGAGGTTGAGAAGAACGTAAAATACATTAGTACAGTAACTCCGCTTAATGAGTATGACCTTTTAGGCGGTTATGAAAAGGATGTAGTCTACTTGGTTATCCCACATAATCAAGAGGACATTAATTGTCTAAACATAATAAACGGCTATTTCTTAAAGTATTGTGAACCTCTTTTTGAGGACGAGAATATCGGACAGGTAGTGATAGCTGTAATTCATTGCAGTTATTACTCAAAGGACATTACAGAGGATTGCTTTGGGGTAGACTTCAATCTTCTATCAAAATACACCACCGAAGTTACATCAGAGTTAGAGGAATTGAATAAGTTTGCCACAAAAGAGATTGCACAACAGATAGAAAAGTGCAATAAAAGTAAGGCAAAGAAAAAAGTATTCAAGTTGGTACAGAGCTACTTTGAGGAGTGTGAAAGAAATGGTTGGCACGACTTTGAGATGTGGTGTGAGGACAACATAGACAATGACATTGAAAAAATACTTGTTAAAAAAGTCGCAAATGAAGTAACACATATCGGCGATTGGCTATTTGAATAAAAGGAGATTATGATGAATAATTGGAAAACATTAAAAGAAGAAACACCGACAGAGTGTTCTATTTGCTTAATCACGGTAAATGGCAATGTAACTTTGGCAACATACTCGGAGGGCGAATTTATTCAACATGGAAACGATGAGCGACATTATAACAGCGTGTCGGCTTGGCAATATACAGACCCGCCGTATAATAATGCTAAAAGTAAGTTTGAAGGGGCTATGGACTACCTTAGAAATGACTTTGAAAATATCAAAAAATATACGGAAGGTGAATTAGAATTTAGTCTTTTAGGTGGTACATCTGGTGATGAAATATTTGTTGTAATGCCGAGATGTACGGCTGATTTAGACTGTATAAACACTATTCACAGATACTTAAATGGCTATACAAAAGTAAGTAACAATGATATAGGGAAAATACTCGTATTAAAACTTGCACCTCCCGATGAAAATATAAAGCAATATGCCCATTGGGAAGTATATTATTTATACGATATAATATGTAATAATACTGACAAGCTAATGGCAATTATGGATACATTAATTCAAAAAAATTTGAAAAGGAGAATGAATAATGAGCAGAATATTTGAAGTACCAACAAAACCATGGGATGATTATAAATTATATAATCATACAACCATTACTATTAATCCGGGCGTAACCGTGCTAACTGGTTGCAATGGAACTGGAAAAAGCACATTGATGAGGCTTATGAAGGAACAGCTCGAAAGGGAAGAAATACCAGTGTATCTATATGATAATCTTCACGATGGTGGTGGACATTCTATGCAAATGTTCCTAAATAACGGGCAAATAGCAGAACTTGCAACAATGGCTTGTTCTTCAGAAGGCGAAAAAATAAATCAAAACATAGGTCAAACAACCGTACGCTTAGGTGGTTTTGTACGAAAGAACTCTAATCATGATGAGTTGTGGATAATGTTTGATGCAATAGATAGTGGATACAGTATTGATAATATTGTAGAACTGAAAAGGGATTTGTTGCAAACAATTCTAAAAGATTGTGCAAGCCGTAACCAAACAGTTTATATTATAATTTCTGCAAATTCGTATGAAATGGTAGCCGGTGAAAGCTGCTTAGACGTGTGGAGTGGTGATTATATATCATTTGATAATTATGATGAGTATAAGAAGTATATTATAAAAACACGTACAAGAAAAGATAAAAGATATGTATAACGAAAGTCGGATTTCAAGGAGGTAGCAAAATGTATAGGGTGGAATGGATAGATAGTGAAGGAGATATACGAACGATTAAAGGATTCAAAACAAATGTAGAAGCAAGGGAATATATTAATCAAATGAGTAAATACTTTGATAAATTTGCATATCCAGAAGTGTTTTGGGATAATGAATAGAGGAGGACTAAGAAATGAAAATAAACATAATATATAACTTATACCATGATGGTGATTTTCGCATAGAAAATCCAGAAGAAATTAATTGCCAGAAAATTAATGATTGGGAGTATGCAGGAACAAAAGAATTTAAAGCAGGTGATGAATGTGAGGTTAGGAGAGAAGCAAGAGAATTCTTGGAGGAATTCTTGTGTGAACATCTGAGGGTTGGAGCCTCTCATTATTGGATACTTGGAGATTTTTGCACGATGATAGATTCATTAATCGAGTTTATCGAAGATTACGAATCGGGCAATGTTATGAAAGTAAAAAGATTGTCGGGCAATTATGAGGGTACGGAAATAATTGTTAAGATTGAGGAGGATTAATATGGAACAGTGGGACGAGGAAGAAGTATGGAATGCAATTTCAGTTATATCTTCAATACGAGCAAAATGCAGTTTGTTTAAGAGAGAACAACGTTCTAAATATCATGCATGTAGTATGGCAATAAGAGCCTTGCGCGAGGTTATCGGTGATTCAGCGACCATGGATAAAGTAACTGATAGCAGTTTAATATATGAATTAGATAGCAGAGGTTATAATGTAGATAATTTGATTGAAATTTTACATAAGATTAAGTCTTGAAAGTGATAGAGACTCGCAATCCGATAGGTCTTTAGCATAGCGGTAAAGAATCATATAAAACAGAGAATATACAAACGGAAGGAGGTGTTAAGTAAATGTTAAAAGCTTATAAATACAGATTATATCCGAGCAAGCAACAAGAAGAACAAATTCAGAAAACATTTGGATGTTGTAGATTTGTACATAACCGAACATTATCTTATAGGAAAGAAATGTATGAAACGAAAAAAGAATCTATGAATAAATTTGCTTGCAATAACAAAGTAATATCTGATTGTGGCTGGTATGAGCTAACAAGACAATTAGCATATAAAGCTGATTGGAATAATCGCCAGTATATTAAGATTGGGAAATTTGTTCCAAGCAGTCAAACTTGTAGTTGCTGTGGTTTTATCAATGCAGAGACTAAAGATTTATCAGTCAGAGAATGGACATGCCCTAAGTGTGGTGTTCATCACGATAGGGACATCAATGCTGCTAAGAATATTCTTAATGAAGGATTGAGACTGTTAGAGAAAACAGTTTAGTAATATATAAGTACGGTAGGAACTATCTGAATTTACGCTTGTGGAGTTAGTAGGTTACGACGACGTTGAAGCAAGAAGCCATGAAGTCTTTAGCTTCGTGGTGGTTCACAGCAAGGTTTCAAGTCCTTTATATGGGGGCATAAAGGGTGTAGAATGTATGTATAAAAAAATATCACAGAAATTTGTTTAAAAATAGCAAATGGTGGTATATATTAAATGAAAGGTAAATATAGAAAGAGGAGGGATTACTCATGATGGATTTATTGGAAAGCTTTGGTGTTGGGCTATTAGTATGTTTGGGTATAGGTCTTGCATATTTTGTGATTAAAATTATACCATACTTACTATTTGGATTTGATGATACAGATGATAACAAATAATTCACAATGTAAATAAAGAAAGGAAGTAATTTGAAATGGAACTTTTATTAACAATAGGTATGATAATCGGAGCATATATCTTATGTCATCTTGACGGATGGAGATCGGATAATCGAATGACTCCACCGGGATATGAACATGATTATAACAAGGCAAATTATGACCTTGTTACGAAGGGAAAGCAATATTATTATCAACAGCATTTACAAGGCAAATATGATAAAAAGATAGACGATAAAAACAAACATTGATATATTTTACACTAAGAAGATACTTGTTATAGCGAGTATCTTCTTTTTGTGTACGGAGAATATATTATTGAGGACGGTGAAGTTGATGTGTTATAAGATTGAAGCTCAAAAGAAGTTGGAGTTAAAGTTAAATGAAAAGCTACAAGATGTTCCGAATATCATTAAGGACTTTTTGATAACTTTTAAAAGTAGTCGGACGAAAAATGTTAATTGGTCTTGTATTAAAGATATGTTTGAATTTTTTTTGAAAAACAATATAATACAGAAGGATAGTATATCAAATATCGATGCAGATGATTTGAAACAAATATTGCCGATAGATATAACAAAATATCTGAATAGTTTGACTAATACTCACCAAATGTCAAGTATTACAACGCAAAAAGCAATTATTAGTAGTTTTTGGACATACCTTGAATCAAGAAGAGTGTGTGAAAGTAATATTGTCTATAAAGTACCGAAAAAATTATACAAAGTGGAGAAATCTAATATAGACACCACTGTAAAAATACCGACACAAGAAGAACTTGATAGGTTTGAAAGAAACGTAAAAAGAATTCCTAATAAATTCACATCGTGTAGAAATTTAACTATTATTAAGTTGTTTTGTGGAAGTGGTATACGTTCAGAAGAATTAATAGGGTTAGATATGAAAGATGTATTTTTAGAGGTAGAGTCGCCTTATATAATGGTATGGGGTAAGGGGAAAAAGCAGGTGCAAGATAAAGTTCCTTTGTCTTATGAGGCAATAGACTCCTTGACTAAATATTTTAGGAAACGAAAGTTATTTATCGAAGAAAAAAGAAAACAAAATAAAAATGTAGACGAAACTCCAGTATTTATTTCAAATGCAGGCAAGAGGATAAGTAAAAGTGCTATTGATGATTTTTTTAAACGATATAGCAATGAAACAATTACACCCCATATGTTGCGTCATTGGTGTGGCTCATGGTTATATGAAGATACCAAAAATATTGAGTTGGTACGTAAAGTTTTGCGTCATAAGAATGTGGCAACAACCGTAGCGCATTATGTTCATGTTGCTGACAATGACGTTGATTCGGCGGTCAAGATGTTGCGTACAGATAGACAAAATGTTGGACAATGTAATCAATTAAATCTTGAGGACAAAATCTTAGCTATTTTTAAGGCGAAGATTATGCCGAATTTGTTGAGTATGTTAATTAATAGTGAGGGAAACACGAAAGAAAATTTCGATGATAAGATTATGAATGTCATTCAACAACAATTTACAGGGTTGATGTAATGATATATTTAGAGGAATTATTAGAAGATGGAACAACTATAATTGTTGCTGAAATCGAAAAAGAACTATAATATTGACGAAAAATATCTTCTTTGGTATAATAGATATATTATATTGTAAGGGAGATAATCAAATGTTCAATAATGAACAAGATTTTGAAGAATGGAGAGTAGATTGCTTAAACAAGGCAAAAGAAATTCTCACTATGGACAAAGAAAAAGAAAATAATCGGAGTAAAAAAATAGAGACGACAGCGAATTGACTGCCGCCTTTATTTTTTTTGTGTAATTTAATTTGATAATATTAATGCGAATGATACTATGTCAAGTATCACCGTAAGAATACAGACAGAAATCATTATATTAAAAATCATTTTTGGTTTAATTAATTTGTTATGTAAATAATTCCAATATTCTTCTGCGTAAGCTATTGGAATTTCTGCAAATAAGGATAAATCTTTAGCATTTTTTAAATATGTAGGCAACTTGTTTTTTGGTGCGATTAAAAGACAAGCCATTAAATTTGCTTCTTGTTCTTCTTGTAGAGAATCGGAAGTATGTCCCAATACATAATGAGCAATCTCGTGGAATATGTAGAAACGCCAATACATAGACGTTTCATCAAAGTAAATTATATATGAAGGCACTTTACCTGATTCTTTGTAAAGAATAGCAGGAGAGGAGATTAACGGATTTGTACCGGCAAAATCTTCTACTGCTTGAGATCTCACTTTAAAAGATATTTGTAATTGAGTGCATAGTAAAAATGGATTACAAGGGAAACTTGTAAACTGTTTTGTATAGATTTGTGCAATATCCAATAATTGTTTAAAACTTCTCATCTTCGACACCTCTCATTGGCAAATGAGCCAATCCTTTCATATAAATTAATGCAAATTCTTTTGATTTTGAGTCTAAAAGATTCCATAATGATAGAACGTCTTGTTGTTCAGAGGACAAGACATTATTATCCACATTGTCCTCAATTCCAGCAAAAAATTGAGAAAGTGAAATATTTAGACCGTTACAGATTTTTATTAAATTATATATTGTCGGGACGTGTCTATGTTTAATCATATTATTGAGTGACGAATAAGGCATATCAGACATCTTTGCAAGTCTATATATAGACAGATTTCGTTGCTTGCAAATCTCCATAATGTGCTGGTTGACTATAAATTCATCCATAGAAATCTATTCCTTTACTAATAAGATTATATCTTATTATGTCACAAAAATGCAGATGTATTCTATGGCAATAATAGTGTTGAGTTTGGTAGTAAAAGAGTCACTACGCATGGTTACAAATAAAAAAAGCAATCCATTGAGGTTGCTTTTTAATATTGTTCAATCGCATTTTGAATTAAATCTAATATTGCATCAGGAATATTTTTTTCAGCGATTTGCTTTAACAAATTTTCTTTTTTTGCGGAGATATGTTCTCCGCCATACGCAAGGTAATTTTTATCTGATGGGTTGATTTTTAGAAGTTCATTTGGTGTCATATCAAAAACTCTACATAAAGATATGATGTTAGATAATTTTAAGTCGGTTATCGTTCCGTTTTCCCATTTGCTAATTGTACTTTTACCAACATTAATCAATTCGCCCAACTCGTCTAAAGATAGGTTTTGTGATAATCGTTTGTCTTTTATTATATTTCCGATATTTGACATAATAGTTCTCCTATATTACAAAAATATTACAAAAACAAAAAGCCATTGACAATAGAAAATGACTATGTTAATATATATGTGTCTTTAAGGAAACGAAATGTTAAATCTGTGTCTTTAAAGAAATGAATCTATAGTATTTAAACATCCCTCTCAGCGATTTTACGTACTAAACCAAATATACGAAGGCGAGTAACATCTTCACCTTCAAATCGTCTTGGTGCATACATCGGATTAAGCGATTGGAGTTCAATACTGTTTGGATCGTATATAACTCTTTTTATAACTCCGTTTTCGCCATCTATCATAACAACGGCATAACTACCATTGTCAACAGAAGTTTGGCAGCGGACAAGTACAATATCGCCTTCTTCAAATTTTGGGATCATACTATCACCTTTAACTTTAAGAAGAACGTGAGGTTCATCGCCACTTATCCATTTTTGAGGTACAAATCTTGTACCTATAACATCATTGTCTGCATAGACACCAAAACCAGCAGAAACTTCACCCAATATAGGAAGTTCAACCATTTGCTCGTTTTGGGTTTCACCTGTTAAATCATTGATTGAAACATTAAGACTTTTAGCAATAGCCGTTAAAGTTTCAATTTTGATGTTTGTTTTAGCTGTCATACTTGTGATTGTGTTCTTTCCAAGACCACTGATAACAGCGAGTTTACTTAAAGAGATGTTTTGCTCGTTCGCAATTCGTTTTATATTATCTATAATAGTTTGTGAATTGTGCATAAAATCCCTCCTAAAAGTTGTTTAAAAATCACAAAATCCCATCGCAGATTGATATTTGTATTGACTATCCCTCTGCAATGTGATAATATGATTGTGTTGGTTTTAAAAACTAAATATTTCTCACATCAATATCCCCATATTGAAATCCTTGAATAAAATGTGTTCCCCAACACGTTTTATTTGTAATGGATAAAAGAAATATCCTTGTTTTTTATGTGTTTATTATAGCACATTATAAGGGAAATGTCAATCATATTGACGTAAATTTTGTAAAGAAAATGTAATAAAAGAAAAGAAATTGTAACAAGAAAGGAAGTGATGAAAGTATGATTTCAATAATTCAAAAACCAGTCAGTTTTAAAATACGGCGTAAGTCAGATATTAAAACATTCAAAAATGTTTGTTTGTGTAATGGTTCAAAGTACATAATTAAAATCAATCCGAATTATATCTTCATGTTAGAGAAAACGGAGAATAATATAATAGGAACTATTAAACAAGGTGATTTATTCAATATTTTTAATCCCGAAATTCAGATTAATGTGGATGAATGGGTTTGGAAATTGCGAAAATATATTAATAAAAAATATTTTTCGTAGAGAATATTATATTGAGCGTTGAAATGAAACACTCACCTATACGGTTTATACTTTCCGAGCGGAAAGATAAAAAAGTAGTTTTGCTATGTATATGATAAAGGGAAAGGATGTGAAATGTATGTATCTAATTGGCTTGGCTATAACAGGTGTCGGCATTGGCATAGTGTTGGCATGTAAATTGCAAGATTATTAGTGAAGAATGATTATAAAAATTAGGACAAGGAGTGTAAAAGAGTGAATGATGATGAGAAAGAAACTTTAAGAAAATATTATCTTGACAATGAAATGAGAGAATTGAAAAAGATTGCTAATCCAATCATCAAGCAAAGAAACTTTCCTATGATGGAACATGATGATTTATATTCTGATGCAATGAAAGTTGTGGAGGAAAGTCTTGCGAGTTATGACGAAAACAGAAATTGTTCGTTTAAAACATTTCTTGTTGGGAATATTAAACGTTCATTTTATGATTACAGAAAAAAGGGCAATCAATGGAAACGACGTAATCTTGAAACTGAAAACGGCAAATTGAAAAAAGATGAGAATGGGCATACAATTCCTATTCAAAATGTTTCATTGGATGCCGAAACAGAAGATGGGATTAGTTTGGCTGAAAAAATTCCTTATATAGAGAATAATAATGATGAGGAATTATCGGACAACGCACAAGAATATTTAAAATCTCTTAGCCCAACGCAACGAGAAATAGCCAGTTTGATTATGGACGGCTATCAATTAAAAGACATACAAAAAATGTTGGACATTTCGGATAAACGCTGGAATAAAACAGTGACAGATATGAGAAGTTTTAGTAAAAAAAATATAATAAGAAAAGATACGACAATTAAGGAGGATAAACATATGGTATTAGCAAATACAACACAAACTTTTGAAAAAAGCAAAAATACAGATTTAAGCATTGGTTCAATTATTAAAAAAATGAATAAGCAAACTATTCGTTTTGACCACCCACTACAAAGAGAGTCAGATCAATGGACGTCTATCATGCAATCTAATCTAATTTCTGATATTTTGCAAGGAAATCCTATTCCTGCCTTGGTATTTGCAGAGGAGATAATCAATTATATTCCGATTATATGGGATTTGGACGGTAAACAAAGATGTACTACTGCACAAAAGTTCTTTGAAGACGGGTTTAAGATTTCAAAGAAGGTAAGAAGAAATATCATTACATATAGTGAAATTTTAAAAGATAAAAACGGTGTAAATATTTTGGATGAGAATGGAAATCTACAATGTGAAATAAAGAAATTTGATATTATAGGAAAGAAGTATTCAGATTTACCGGAAGAGCTACAAGAGAAATTTGTTGATTATTCATTCAAGATTACGAAGTATTTAAATTGTAGCAAAGAAGATATTGCTTATCATATAGCAAGATACAATGAAGGTCGTGCTATGACGGCACAACAAAAGGGCATCATTGAATTAGGCGAACACTTTGCATTGTCAGCAAAACAAATTTCTGCTATGCCATTGTTTAAAGAATTGAGTAGTTTTACAACCAAAGAAACCAAGAATGGTACATCTGACAGAGTTGTCGTAGAAAGTGTTATGCTGATTAATTTTAAGGATGATTGGAAAAAAGACCAATCAGTGATGTGTGAGTATGTAAAAAATAATGCAAACGATGATATGTTTGATGAAGTTGAAGATTTGATAGACTGTCTTGAAAACATTCACAACGATGAGTTTTATGAATTATTTGATTCAAAAAATACATTTTTGTGGCTTGCGGCATTCAGAAATTTTAAGGAACTTACTAATTATGAAGTAGACGATACAAAGTTTGCAGACTTTTTGATTGAATTCAATAAAACATTGCAATACAAAGAAGTTAACGGCGAAAGCTTTTATGATTTGTGCATTGATAAAGAAACTGGAAAGAATAGAGCAACGAAAGACAAATATATTGTTTTACCAAAATTCAACAAGCTTCTATATTTAATGAAAGAATTTTTAGGCATTGAAGATAACGAGTCATCATCAAATGAAGAAAATGTTAAAATGACAACTGAAAATAAAAATATTCTTAAAGAAGAAAATATTGAAAGTGATGTTTGCGACAATACTCCAAACAGTGTACAGGAAATAGAGAATAATATATTAGAAGGAATTGAGCAAGAAGATATAGAATTTTACGAAACAATGATTGAGGACGTGTTGCCAAGTAATTCCGAACTGGCACAAAAAGCACACGACGAATTAGTTAAGCTGATAGATTATTCTTGTGAAAAAGATTACGATATGGCGTTAGAAAAATGGTTAAAAACGATAGACAAAAGTGTATTAATTTCGAACAATAAAACAGAGAACTATAATAATATGAAGAAACTTTTCATTGAGTATATGCTTAATCAAGAAAAGAATGTGGCGTAAAGGAGAGTGATACAAATGATATTTATAACAGGAGACACGCATGGAGATTGGAAAAATAGGTTTAAACCTGAATGTTTCCCAATAGGACAAAGTTTAAATCGAAGTGATTATGTCATAGTTTGTGGCGACTTTGGTTATTGGCACGATACGGATATTGAAAGAAATAACCTTGATTGGCTTGAAAGTCAACCATGGACTACATTATTTGTAGACGGAAACCATAGTAACTTTGACCGACTAAAGAAATTGTCGGTTGAAGAATGGAACGGAGGAAAAGTACATAAAATCCGTCCACATATAATTCACTTGATGAGAGGACAAGTGTTTACTATTGATGGTAAGAAATTTTTTACTTTCGGTGGAGCACAATCTCATGATATTCGAGATGGTATATTGGAAACTGATGACCCGAGAATTGCGGAATGGCAATATGATTATTGCAAAATGTTTCGTATAAACCACATATCCTGGTGGCAAGAAGAATTGCCTTCCCAAAAGGAAATGGACGAAGGTATTGAAAATTTAGTTAAATACGGTAATAAGGTGGATTATATTATAACACATTGTCCACCAACAAAGACTTTAGATGTAATGAATATGAGTAGAGGTTTCTTTGATAAATTGAAATCGGATAGATTAACAAATTATCTTCAAGAAATTCAACAAGATGTCCAATATAGTAATTGGTATTGTGGACATATGCACGAGAATAATCGTTATAAAGATAATATAACTGTTTTGTATCATAACATTATAGAGATTGGTGGCGATGCTCAATGATATATGTAATCACGAATGGAGAACAATACATTAGAACCAATCCAAACGGGAGATTGGCATGGTCGGGTAATCCGACTTTAGCCAACTCGTTTGAGACCTTCCCAGCTGCATTGGGTTTCTTAAAGACTAAAAGAGTACAAAATTTCTTGAAAGGGAATTCAAGAAGAAGTCGTGTTGTCGAATTGACAGATGGTTATATGCCCGTTGAAAAACCAGAGAATTGTTGTGAAGAAAATTTAAATGATGTTGATGATATTAAATCAATGGACATAGACAGATTGTTAAAGACACCTCATTTACCAGATGAATATAATCCATATACTTACTATGGAGATGCTGAATTGGATTTGGAGAATATAGCGAATGTATTGCAATCAGCGAACAAAATACTTTCAAATTTAGATAGATATTATGAAAGTATAAAATATCTTGAAAGAGAAATGGATTTAAGAATTTTTGATATCAGACATACTCTTGTAGAGGATGAAACAAAACTGAGTGGTGTTGCAATGCAACGTGGAGGATATTATGGACAACAAGTAGATCAATATAGAAAAAAGATTAAACGAAATAGACTTATTCTTGAGTTAATTAAAGATGACATAAATAAAATTAAAGATAAAAACTTATCAAACGAAATACATAAGATTATGACTACGCCACATAAACCAAGAAGAATATCTAAGAGTTTATTTATAGATTATTGTAATGGAAAGTACAGAAAGGAGAAAAAACATGAAACAAAAAGAGTATCAAAAACTATTAGAACTGGTGTGCAATAAACAAGACAGCTTATTGGCACATGGATTGTGGGATAGTGAAGAATACAAGTTGATGGAACATCTTAAAGTCAAACTAAAGAAGAAAACAAAAAAGAAATAAGGAGAATATAACTATGAAAGAAGTATTAATGTTACTATTGGCTATGATAATAGGTTTCGCCGGTGGGACAGGAATGTTTGCATTGATTTTGCATTATTGTAATGGCAACGAAAAATCTGTTTCAACGGAGAGTGATGATATTGACGAACGTGTAGAAAGATGTGGTGAAAGTTTTCAAGGTTTGTCAAATGCTTTTAAAACGATGGGAGAAAGTTTTAATAAAGGTATTGTCAAATTTGTAGGTGATAGCGATAAGATGACGGAAGAAGAATTTAAGCAAGCGTTGAGAAAAAAGAAAGGAATGTGATTAATTATGATACAGATGTATAGAGCTAAAGCGATAGAAACAGGAGAATGGATAATAGGATATATTTTTAGAGGATATAGAGATAAAGATGTAAAAGAGAAAGTATTTATTGTTCCTGAGAATTATATTGAGACATATTCGGTTGACGAAGATACTGACCATTTAACTATGAAAGTCGTTGAAGTTGACAAGGCTACTATTTGTGAAAATTCAAGTATCGTAGACCGTCTTAATGATGATATATATGAATGGGATATTGTCAAGTGTGTAACTGGAAGTAAAGGATTGTATCTTGTGCGTTATGGCGATTATAGCTTTTGTGGAGGTGATTATTTTGGATGGTATCTTGAGGGGAGAGATTCAACTATGGGCATGCCTTTTACAAGACCTATAACATCAGAATGCTATATTATAGGGAATGTATTTGACAATGAAGATGTTGCAAATCAGTTATGTCTGGGCGATTTGTCAGAAGAATATTTATGTGAACGAAACAACATAGATTATAGGTTTTTCATGATATGATATAAAAAAAGAAAGGAATGTGATTAATATGAGTACACCGATAATCAACCCTTGGGCAATATATTTGATTAATGTGTGTGATAATTTGCAATTTATTTCACTTATAGCTACATTTATAGCGATAACAGCCGTTATTCTTATTGGAGTTGCGTGGGCTCTTGACAAAGATAATTGTTGTGATGAAGAAGATGTAAAGGCAATACGACAATATTATATGGAATGGATTAAAATACCTGCCATTGTATTGATATGCAGTTTGGTATTCGGTATTGTATTGCCAACTGAAAAGACCTGCTATACAATGCTTGTTACTTCTCAATTAACAGAGGAGAATATCCATAATGTTGGTGACAATGCAAAAGAGGTTATAGATTACATATTTGAGAAGATAGAAGAAGTGCAATCTACGGATGAAGAATAAGGTCATTGTGATAACAAGCATAAATAAATGTACTGAAATGCTTTGAAAGGTAGGAAGAATAATGGGATTAAAAGAGATGAAAAATAAATTTGAAAAACGTATTAAGACTTGTAAGGAAGAGTTAGAAAGTGCTACTGATATAGGTAGAGCAAAATTTTATTCGGCTGAGATATATGGAGTAATAGAATTAGGCTTTGATTTAGGGCTCATAGATGGTTGTGAATATTCGAAATTAGCACGTGAATCTTTACGTCTTCTTCAAAAACAAGTTGATGTTATTCTACATCGGCAGGAAGATACAGAAGCAAAGAAACATCAGAACATACCTATTGAAGGTTGTGATTTTTCTATCCGTGCATATCACTGTTTAAAGTGGGCAGGCATAAATACGCTTGGTGACATTAAAAGTATTGAACAGTTGAGAAAAGTAAGAAATTTAGGCAGTGAATGCTGCCAAGAAGTTGTGGATAAGTTACACGAATATGGGATTGAGATAACAGGAGAAGTGTGAGGTATGAATAAGTGAAATACGAATTGACAGATGAAACAATTGAATGTGACGGTAGAAAATTACATCGCATAAGAGCGTTGAAAGATATTATAACATCTTCTGGTAAAATAGTTAAGAAAGGTGATCTCGGAGGGTGGATTGCATACGAAAGCAATCTGAGTCCGTGTGGTAACTCGTGGGTAGATGATAACGCATGTGTATATGATTACGCATGGATAGACGACAATGCTTACGTAAGAATATCTTGTATTGGTTGAGTTAGCTAAAATCCATTTTGGAATTAAGGAGGAACAGTAATGAAAGTAGAGTTGAAAGTGAACGGCAAAACCGTTCAAGTTGAAATGACAGAGGAGCAGTTAAAAGAACTGGGAGTAATTAAGGAACGAAGCCGAACAGGCTATGAGAGAGTTAAAAAAGGTGAGATGTATTATGTAATTGATACAGAATACAATAGTATGTTGAAAATTACAGAGTTTAATGACCAAAGGGATGAGCAATGTTATAACATAGGCAATTATTACAATGATATGATAATTACCGAGAACAACGCTCGCGCAGATAGGTTATTGCGTTGTTTAAGACAGTGGCAGGCGGCAAATGACAAGGCTATTTCTATATCTGATTGGGAAAATGATAAAATCAATAAATATTGTATTGCATATAATTATAGTTTAAATGAATTAAACACAGGAATGGAACGGAAATTAAGACGACCAAATACTATATATTTCTCAACATTCCAAAAAACAGAGGAAGCTATTGAAGTATTCAGAGATGAGCTACTATGGTATTTTACGAAATATCAACAACGTCTTGATGAAGAACAAGGAGAGTGAACAAATGGGATATTACAGAGTGCGTAAAAATTGGAACAATGGTAAATGGGATAGTTCACAAATTTGTGCATATACGGACAAACAAAAAGCTATTCAAGAATGCACAGAAGAAAGGGTTCAACAGGGATATAAAGTGTTTGACCCAGATGGTAAAGTAGTCTATCCAATTACATTGGAAAAGCAAACAAAGGTATTGAAGAACGATGGTGTTATTCCTGATGACGAAATTGAATATTGGAATGACATATTTAATAGGAAGAAACTCGTTCACTTGGATGATTTAAATGTGATTATTAACCGATATTCTGAACTGTTAAATAAGAATGAAACAAAGATAGTTTCACATAATGGAATTTGTATGTTGAGAGTACCATCAAATAGATTCCAAATTAAATTGGTTGATAAATCAAAGAGCAACTTGGACGAAGATACATATTTTAATCTTGGTTATTTTGCAAACTTCAAAGAGGACGGAATTTTCTTTACTTTGCCAGTGGCAAACCTTGTAGCCAACACAGATGAAAACACACTTTCATCGCCATGTTTGAAATATTTGAAGGAACGAAAAGTCAAGGATAATAAGGTTTATTTCTATGCAAGTCAAAATGCGTCTGATCAGTTTAAAACAAAAGACGTGTCTACATTGATTATTTGTAATGACAATACAGTTTTTATTGATAAGTACAACAGTTTATATGATGAAGATGTTAAATATGCCGTTTCGGGTGCGCCGATTATAATTGATGGATTTAGAGCAACGACAGAATATTTGGACGAAGGTTGGGATAATTCAATAGTTAGACCAACTGTTCACGGATTTTTGGGTATCAAAGACAATTATATTTATTATTTTTACATTGAAACGAAGACCTCGAATTGTATCACAAGTGGAGAGGTTTACGACAAAATTAAAGACTGTGGATTTTCAGATGTTATTAAAGTTGATGGCGGTGGAAGCTTCTATTGTAAAATCAATGGAGAAATTCAAAAGAGTACAAGTGAGAATAGACAAATTAATAACATTGGTGTTGTGATGTAAGGGGAATAAGGTAGTATAAATGAGCGATGATATAGAATTGGTCAATGCTGGCGAGTATCTCAACAAATTATGTGCTGATATGAGTGCATCAAAATCATACTATTACGATATTCAATATACACTTTCGACAACATTATTGGAATATCGGTTAAAACATAGCTTGACCTCAAAAGATATGGCAAGTTATTTGGAAGTAAGTCCTTCAATGCTATCCAATTATGAAAGTGGTGATTATGATTTTTCTCTTTCTCAAATTTGTGATATATGTGAAAAATTAAATCTAAAACTTAACCTTTCGATTGCCGAAAATTAAACACAAAGGAGAATATTGTTATGATAACAAAAACTATGAAATTGTCGGATATAAAGATTTCGGATGCGTTTGCAAGAACTCATGTATCTGAAAGAAAACTACAGAAATGTAGAGATTATTTTGATGTATTTGAAAAAGCCGACCGAGATATTGTACTTTCTTCAAATAATATTTTGATTGATGGATATATTATGTATCTCGTTTATAAGGAGAATAATATAGAGGAAGTTGAAGTCAAGGTAAAATCTACTTATAGAGATTATCCAACGACTTATATCTATGGCAAACACGTCAATGGTAGTAATAAAGTGTATGTTTGGAGAATTCCGCATGATAGAAAATACAATTGGGATAAATTTATTACGCTGATTGAACCTGGCGATATTATTTTGTGTAGAACAAAGTATGGCACACAAGCAATATCGGTTGCCGACATTCAAGTTTACGATAAATGTCCTGTAAATTATAGTGTCAAGAAAGTGGCTTGTTCATTATTTTGGAAAGTGACAGCATCAGCAGAAATGAGGGAGCGAGATTATTCATGTTCTGATAATACAAAAGAAATTGATAAAAATTTGAAAGATACATTGCAGAATTTAAAAGAATTAAGTGATGAATCAGCTTTGTACTCAACTTCTAATTTGATGAGAGAACTACACATTATTAGAAATGGATATGAAAAAGGAGAATAAATATATGAGCAGATGGACACATGTGGCGGCAATATTTAGAATAGACAGTATAGGTGAGATTTCTGACAATGAGATTATCGAACAGTTTGGAAGAACAGTTGATTGGGGAGAGATGGCAGATTTTGATTATGACGATTCTGACGAATGGATTCAACAAGAGTTTCTTCCAATGGGTAGCGAAGGCAGTCTTCAAATGAGCATTTGGCATAATCCTATTAAAAATGAGATGGCATCTACTACAGTTTCGGTATTCGGAGATTTGAGAGATTGTGGTGGGAGTGATGATATTGAAAAGCTGGAGCAATGGTTTGCCAAGTGTTGTGAGAATAATTGGACAAGACAGGCAGTTATGCAAGTTATAGATGAATACTGTGATAAGCCAACAATTTTTCAATATATACAGAACTAATTGAAACGGCAGTTTTAAGGCGAAGGAAAGGAGAACAATAAATGAAAATAGGAATAACAGGTCATAGAAATCAAAGACTGAATCTACCAGAGGATGAAAATGATAGTGCGTGGAGACCAATTAAACGCTGGCTTATCTTAGAACTAAATAAATTTAAGGAACTTTGTACGCTTTCGAATGAGCCATTGGAACTATATTGTGGAATGGCTTCAGGGAGCGATATTGTATTTGCACTCGTTGGTAGGCTGCTTAAATTACGTTACTCAGATAATGTTAAGTTACATTGTGTTCTTCCGTGTAAAGATTACAATTCAACTCATGAATATTTTGATTATATAAAATCAAAATCAGATGAATGGGTAGAGCTTTCTGATAAGTTTTATAAAGGATGTGACAATGTAAGAGACCAATACATTGTCGATCATGCTGATATTATATTTGCAATTTGGGACGGTAATAAATCTGGCGGAGTGTGGTCAACTATTCGCAAGGCTCAAAAGGCAGGGAAAAAGATTATTTATTGTCCAAAAGAATTACTTAAATGTAAGAATTGATTATAAATTATATAGTACAAAAGAAAGGATATATAATATGGAAAAGATATTAGTTGTAGTAGATATGCAAAATGACTTTATAGATGGATCACTTGGTACAGAGGAAGCACGAAATATTGTTGAGCCTGTTTGTGAAAAAATTAAAAAATTTGATGGAGTAATATTTCTGACATTAGATACGCACTCAGATGATTATCTTGAAACCCTTGAGGGTAAATATTTACCAGTCGAACATTGTATTAGAAATACAGAAGGTTGGTTACTAAATTCGTCAGTAAGAGAAACAATAAAATCTAAACTTTATGGTCATGTAGAGAAAAATACGTTTGCTGATAAAGGTCTTGTAGAAGTAATGTCCCATTGGATAAGGAAAAGAAGAAACACCTCAATAGAAATTGTAGGATTATGTTCAGACATATGTGTGATATCAAATGCTCTAATGTTGAGAAGTGCTTTCCCTGACACTGAAATAACAGTAGATGCTTCTTGTTGTGCCGGAGTTACACCAGAAAAACATAAGGCTGCGATGGAAGTTATGAAGAGTTGTCAAATTAATGTGATTGGAGAATAAATATGGACAAGTATATGAGTGTAATAACCAATTTTGGGTGTCATTATTCATGCCCATATTGTATTGTAAAAAACAATAATCTTCATATTTCTAAGACTACACTTGATGGGTTGAATTTGTTAAAGAAAAAGATAGAAGATAATAAGTGTAATTGGGTCTCTATCTCTGGTGGAGGAGATCCATTATGGAATTTTGAAAATCACATTGATTGGTACAAGAGATTTTTTGAAATAACAGAGGGTATCAATATTGAATTGCATACAAGCATGCCGAATGTAGATGGAGTTCCTTATCTGTTTTTTGAGAGAGTAGTATATCATTTACATGATTTCGAGCAATTAAAAACAATCAAACGGAATCATAGTGGGCAGATTGTCAGAGTTGTTTTTGTAGTTACAGAACGGTTTACAAAAGATTTAATAGATAAGATTGCAACTTATTGTCATGATTCAGATAATATTGATGAATTAAGTTTTAGACAAATGATGGATAATCACTATGAAGAAACTGATTATTGTAGAGAATATTTAAAAGAAGGACACCAAAAGCGTTGGTGGTATATTGAGCAAAATGATTACAATTTATACTATTGCGAAAATGAAGTTTATACAGAGTACAGAAAGATTGGAGAATAAATATGATTAAAATTAATGGAGATATTGTAACAATTAATAAATTCCCTGATGGGACACCGAGAATAAATATTGATGTGAATAGTATCGAAGAATATAATTATGACGGTTCGCCTTGTATTTGGCTTGATTGGATATATGAAAGCAATGATGAGATGTTTTATTTAATGTTGATAAAGAAACATCTCGAAAGATTTAAAACAAATGTGAATTACTATTTGAATCTTCCATATATTCCAAATGCTCGAATGGATAGAGTTAAAAATAATGACGAAGTATTTACTCTAAGATATTTTTGTGAATTTATTAACGGGTTAAACTTTTCGGGTGTCTATGTCTTAGATGCTCATAGTGATGTTTCTACGGCATTGCTTAATAATTGTTTTGAGGAAAATCCAAAGGAATATATTGAACAGGCAATTGCAAAAATTGGAGAGAGAAATCTTGTTCTTTATTTCCCAGATGCAGGGGCGGCAAAAAGATATTCTGATTTATTTCCTGAACTTCAATACTGTTATGGAGAAAAGAAACGAGATTGGAAAACTGGTAAAATTCTCGGATTAGACATCAGAACGAATGGAATTGATTTAGCTGATAAAGCCGTGTTAATGATTGATGACATTATTGCTTATGGTGGCTCGCTGTATTATAGTGCAGAAGAATTGAAGAAAAATGGTGTAAAAGAAATTTACGCATATGCTACACATACAGAAAACTCAATTCTTGACAAAGAAAAAGGTACTTTAATTAAATCTTTGGAGAATAATACTGTGAACAGACTGTTTACGACAAATAGTTTGTTTAAGGGTAATCATGAAAAAATAACAGTTATGGAGGTCGAAGAATTATGAATAATACAATGGCGTTGCTACTATCAGACACTTATAAACAGTGCCACTCGCGAATGTATCCCAAAGGATTAACTAAGCTAGTATCATATTGGGTGCCTCGAAGATCAATGTTAGAGAACAGAAACAAGATGGTTTTCTTTGGATTACAGGCATTTATCAAAGAATATTTAATGGGATATTTCCAAGAAAATTTCTTCGATTTGCCAGAAGATGAAATGGTGTCTCTTTACACTGATTCAATGGATATACAGATTGGTAAGGACAATTATGATTTAGACAAGATTGTCCAATTGCATAGATTAGGATATTTACCACTAGAGATAAGAGCTTTGTCAGAAGGAACACTTGTACCAATGGGAGTTCCATGCATTGAGATTACAAATACAAATGATGATTTTGCTTGGCTTGTACAGTGGATTGAATGTATCCTACAGGTTGAACTATGGAAACCTTGTTGCCATGCAACAATCGGTCATATGTATCGTGAGATTGCGGATTATTGGTACGATAAAACAACTGATGGATTGTCGGGAGACGTGGCTTGTGCGGACTTTGGGATGAGAGGAATGTCTTGTATGGATGAAGCTGTAAGATGTTCAGCTTCGTGGCTACTTTCGTTCAATAAAACATCAACAATTCCGGCGATTAACTATATAGATAAATATTATAATGCTGATTGTAAAAAGAACGGAATTGGATTAGGTGCTGTATCGACAGAACATTCTGTTATGGGTGCAAATTTCTCTATTGACGGAGATGAAATTACATTCGTGAAGAGACTTTTGACTGAACTTTATCCAAATACATCATTTAGTATGGTCTCAGATACATATGATTATTGGAATATGATAAATAATATTCTTCCGCAATGTAAAGAAGAAATTATGAATCATAATGGTAAACTTCTGGTTCGTCCTGATAGTGGTGATATTGTAGAAATTTCAGTTAAAACAGTTGAAAGACTATGGGATATCTTTGGTGGCTCTATAAATAGTAAAGGATATAAAGAGTTAAACCCTCATATAGGAATCATTTACGGTGATGGCTGTACCCTTTCTAATGTAGAAACAATTTGGAGAGAGTTGGAGAAACGTGGATTTGCAGCCAATAATATTGCTTATGGTGTAGGAGCTTTTTGTTTTACGGCAATTATGGAGAATGGAAAGATGATAGTTGCTACGAGAGATACTTTTGGAATTGCTATGAAAGCAACTTATGGAGTAATTGATGGTAAGAAATTAATGATTTTCAAAGACCCAAAGACAGATATAACTCATCTAAAGAAATCTCATAAAGGTTGTTGTAAAGTCTATTATGAAGACGGCGAATTAAAATGTCAAGACCAATTACTTGAAATGAGTGATGACAGTTTGCTTACTACTGTATTTAAAAATGGAGAATTGATAAGAGAGGATTCCTTTATGGATATCAGAAATAGAATGTACGGAGGAAAATAAAATGGATTTTTATCTTCAAGCTAATAATTCTTATAATAGACTAGAAGAAGAGTTTAAGAAATATGGAAAACTCATCTTTTGCGTAGATTTTGATGATACGATTTATGATTTTCATAAAAAGGGTAGAACATATGAAAATGTTATTCACCTTTTGCAAAGATGGGAGAACTATTCAGAAGTAATTATCTTTACTGGCAACGGCGAAGATAAATATGAGATGATTGAAAAATATCTGAATGATAATCACATTAAATATAGAGGTATCAATTGTGATGCTTCGGTTACATTTTCAGGAAGAAAAATTTATGCCAATGTTTATATTGATGATAGAGGAGGACTAATTCAGGTATATCATGAACTATTGACATTAATTGAGAAAATCGAAAAGGGAGAGATTACACATGAATAATTTTGATGCAAAGAAAGTAAAGAATGAGATTGTACAGTGGATTAAGGATTGGTTTAATGAGAATGGTAAGGGATGTTGTGCAGTGGTAGGCATTTCGGGCGGTAAAGATTCTTCTGTTGTAGCCGCATTATGTGTTGAAGCTCTTGGAAAGGATAGGGTATTTGGAGTTCTTATGCCACAAGGTGAGCAGTCAGACATTGATTTTTCTTATAAGCTTGTTAGACATTTAGATATCAATAATTGCATTGTAAATATTGGCGATACGATTTCCACATTGACAAATGAAGTAAAACCAAAGTTGAACAATCAATGGTCGAAACAAACATCTACGAATCTGCCGGCGAGAATTAGAATGGCTACACTTTATGCTGTGTCTCAAACCATTAATGGACGAGTGGCAAATACTTGTAACCTTTCAGAAACTCTTTTATCTTGGGAAACCAGATGGGGAGACGCTGTTGGAGATTTTTCACCATTGAGTGATTTGACGGTTGAAGAAGTTAAAGCTATTGGTTTTGAACTTGGATTACCAAAAGAATTAATTGAAAAAGTTCCGTCCGATGGCTTGTGTGGAAGTACAGATGAAGATGCTCTAGGATTTAAGTATTCTGTAATGGACAAGTATATTAGAACAGGTGAAATTGATAATACGGATATTAAAAATATAATAGATGAAAGAGTAAAGAAGTATCAATTTAAAAGAATGCCAATTCCGTATTTTTCAACAGGATTGAAAAGATACGTTGATTAATGTTGGCTGATTAATTATAGAGTTAAATTATTGTTTTTAACGGAGAATTTCTATTATGGAAGAAATAAAAATTGACTGTGTTTATAATTATAAAGGATCAACACATTCATACCTGACTGTACGCATTATGGATGTCAATAATTTTGAGATATATTCATCTCATGGAGAACTCATTGAAAAATTACATGATGTGGCAGATTGTTTTTATATTTTGTATTTGGTATCAATAGGGGAATATCCACGAAAGGAAGTATCATTATGAGTTTTACAAAAACACTTCCAATAAATACAGGAACATTTGTTATTGTTCAAGTAGGAAATACTAAGAGATTGGGTACGGTGGTTTGTTATCAATGTGTTACAGAGGAGGACGAAGAAGATATGGTTATGGTTTCTGGGTACAAAGAAAGTTGGTGTGGAGAATATTTACTTAGTGAAGTGAAAATTGCAACGGATGAAGAAATTAGGCATATATGAAAGGGAGAAAATGATATGTTATTAAGTGAAATTGCAGAAAAGATTATAGAAAAAGATCCGGAAGATTTCTTGAGATATGCTGTTGAGGTTGGTAATAGAGAAAAGTCCTATGAGGATTCTTTAATCAATCCATTAATAGATCATTACTTGTACAATGAATTAAATTTATGTTCTTGTGGATCACCTGATACCACTTTGGAAGTCATTCGAAGATATCTTCATATTCGGAAAGAATGGAAGGATTTAAGTTATGATGAGGTGCAAGAAAGATATAAAACGGAATTGCATATAGACACCGAAGATTATGAGCAGTATGGAGTATTTCAATTCATGGCATATGAAATAGACAGTCTTGGGTTTACAGATCATGGTAGTAGTATTGGCTACTGTTGGTTGACTGAAAGGGGCGAGATGTTTCTTACAGTGTTGGATGCATGGAGTCAACATAATAAGGAGAATTAATTATGAATAATGATATATTCGGAGGATTTATGGCAATATACATAATTGTATCTGCTTTATATTCATTTACTTTACTACGATTTAGTGATACTGATGATTTAAGAATACTTGGGTTTAATATATGGCAGAATGTATTCAAAGAATTATTTTTTTATAAAAATGCATTTGGAATTATTATCGGTATTATTTGTTTTATATTACAATTTACATCTTTGGTGTTTTGTTTAATAGGGCAAGTAGTGGTTTGGATAATGTATGGTTTTATATGGCTTTACAGAAAGGGTGAAAAGAAATGAAACTAACTCATAGATATGATAATGATCCAGAATTAAACGAATATCTTTCTCATGAGTATCACTGCAAATTAACCAAAGAACTTAATGAATTGGCTGGGTTTGATAAGAAAATGATTGATGAATATGACTATGGACATTATATATTGGCAACGGAATCTGATATGGAACACAGGCTATTATACATAAGAATTCCAGGCGGAACGGTTGGCAATATATTTTTGGACAAGACGGAGAATATTATTACGAAGATAACAATTGATAAGGATTATGTCGTAGATTCGTATCCTGAGAATGTTCAAGAATATGTTCAGAAATATGTTGGAGAGAAAATTGAAATAGGAGATTGAAAATTATGAAATGCGTGTTTCAATTTTCATCAATAGAAAATGTGTTTTATAATAAAATTAATTATAAAAAGCACCTTGTTCCTTTTCGATTTACAAAATTAGTGGGATTGGATAATGCTTATTTGTCCTGGTGATCGTTTCTTACTTTTTCAATTAATGTTACCAAACAAATTATTAACATGATCAATTGAATAATGTCACTGTTCGACATAGCATTATCACCTTCTTTATATATAAAATATTAATCTACTTCGGATAGGTGCAGATATTATTATATAATATTTTTGTCGAAATGTCAATAATTTAGTAAATTAATTTTATATAATAGGAGAGAATTAATCATATGTGGGAAGATATTTTAGCTAAATTAACAAAGTTGTCCAAAGAGCAACTCATTTATATCATCGAACAATACCGTAGGGCAACACTTAGAATGAGTAACGCCCTTGTGAGAGAAAGTATGTGTGATATCCATTCAACGGACGCTTGTGATATTATACGAGATTGTTTACAGGATTGTGATTTTATTCGTACTCGTGAATTGGCTGCCTATGTAGATATGAAGCTTGGCAAAATTTCCAGCGAAGAATATAGGGACGTATTGTTGGGGAAAGATGACGATTAAATATTACTGTCAAGGAGAATAAATAATACGTATTAATGCAAACTAATAGTTTGGGCAGTGATAGGAGGATAAATCGAATGAGCGAAAAATTAAAAAAATCTTTTAAGCGAGGGGATGTTGTATATTGGTGTCATAGATCGGGGCATGAGTTTTCCGTACATTGGGGTATGGTAGACGAACAATTTTCTGATGCTGTAATAGTTGATTATTTAGTGCCAAGAGAAAGGAGATTGGTAAACGGTATTCCAATTGATAAATTTGAATCGGAATATAGATACAAAAAGCTTCCAAAGGGTTGGTCAAGCAAGGATAAACTCTTTAATATTACATATGATCCGTTAAGTAAAAAAGAATTAGAGTTTAAACTAAAAATAGATAATCCTCAATCAATCAAAGAAGCTTATGAAATGGGCTATTTAGTAAAAGACAACACCGTTTTTCACGGAAGAATCGAAGAAGATATAACTAAAGAAGGTTTTCGTATTATAAAAAAATATGATTATCGAGATTATCACATAGACCATGTGTCAATTGTTTCCCCTAAATTATATTTCAAATATGATGAAGCTAAAAAAGTAGTTGATGAAAATATTGCTGAATTTAAAAGACAAGCGTCTTTAACTGATTATGAATGGGCAGTGGAGAAAATTGATAATATATTAGGAAGATGGAAGTTTTTAAACGGTGCGACAAATGAGGATGTAGAAATTTATCGAAATTGGATTTTATCACTAAAAAACGTAGAAGATGTCGATGTAAGGATATGGCAGAATAATATTCAATGGAAGTATTGGAAGAACAAAAGATGGAACAATATTGAACTATGATAGAGGGGATAATTTATGAATGTTTATGGCGAAGAAATGATTCTTATAAAAAATAATGATGGGACATATAGAATAGAGGTACATAATTGTCCTTTTAAAGATTTGAATGGAGAAGAAATTAATGGCACAACAATATTTCCAAGAGTATTAAAAGATGATAAAAATTCATTTGTACCTGTAAATGAATCACCGGAATCCACAATTTGTGAAGTGATTTTGGACGAATAAATAAAAAGGAGAATAAACTTATGAAAAAGAAAATTTGCGTAGCATTGGCAATTATGGCAACATTGAGTTTGGCAGGTTGTCAAGCAACAACAAGAAAATGGGGTGGATCTACAACTATTGAATTAGATCCAAATCTGAAATTAGAGGAAATAACGTGGAAAGATGATTCGTTGTGGTATCTTACACGTCCAATGACAAAGGATGATGTTGCAGAAACGCATACATTTAAAGAGTCGTCTAACTTGGGAATCATTCAAGGCACGGTGACAGTTATAGAGACAAAAGAATGAAAACCTGATTTCAAGGAGAATATTGTAATGGTTAAAGATATAAAAGATAGAGACGAAAAATATGAATTAATAAAAACATGTTTCGATCTTGGAGGCAAACCATATATAAAAATTTGTTGTCCATGTTGTGATAATTTAACAGAAGGAAGCTATCAAGTGATTACAGATATTCCTAAAAAATTATATTGCTCTCAATGTGGAGCAGAAATTATACAGCCAATTCAATTTGCTAAAGTTTTATTTAAGTTTAAATAAAAAGAGAATGTATATATGAATACAATTATATTCAATGAAGATGATTGTAATCAATTATAAGGAGGAATTTAAAATGAAAGGTTATAAAGTATTTAATTCAAATTGGACATGTAGAGGTTATCAATATGAAATTGGAAAGACTTATGAGATAGCAGAAAGTCCAAAGTGTTGTAAGGTGGGTTTTCATTTTTGTGAAAGACTGGCAGATTGTTTTAATTATTATTCATTTGACCCAAACAATAAGGTAGCTGAAATTGAGGCAATAGGAGAAATTGATTTTGATGATACGAACTCTAAGTGTTGCACAAATAAGATAGTTATTTTAAAAGAATTGAAGTGGAGTGAAGTGTTGGATATGTGTAACAGCGGAAAAGGAAATTCTGGATATTGTAACAGCGGAGATTATAACAGCGGATATTGTAACAGCGGAAATTGTAACAGCGGATATTGTAACAGCGGAAATCGTAACAGCGGAGATTATAACAGCGGAGATTATAACAGTGGATATTGTAACAGCGGAGATTATAACAGTGGATATTGTAACAGCGGAAATCGTAACAGCGGATATTGTAACAGCGGAAATCGTAACAGCGGAGATTATAACAGCGGAGATTATAACAGTGGATATTGTAACAGCGGAGATTATAACAGTGGATATTGTAACAGCGGAAATCGTAACAGCGGAGATCGTAACAGCGGATATTATAATAGCGGAAATCGTAACAGCGGAGCTTATAACAGCGGAGCTTATAACAGCGGAGATTATAACAGTGGATATTGTAATACAAATTCACCTAAAGTGAGAATGTTTAATCATGAAACTGAATTTGATTTTAATGATGAGCCAATAGTTAGATTTAACAAGATTTTATTTGGTTGTCCTCAATCATATGAATATTCAGATTTTATTGACAAAAGCGAAATGAGTGAAGAAGAAATTATTAGACACCCTGAATGTGAAACTATTGGTGGATATATCAAAACAATAATAGTTGAAGCTGACAAGCAAAAATGGTGGGATGAAAATGTTAGCGATGATGATAAAGAATTTATTAAGTCATTACCATATTTTGATGCTGATATATTTTATGAATGTGTTGGCGTGAGAGTTTAATTATAAGGAGGAATTATTATGAGTTTGTTGTGTGATAGAGCGAAAAACAAACTAGATAAAAGTAAAAGAAAATATAAAGAATGTCCGCAATCAAAATTTCCGGATCGAGAAGCAGAATTGTTTTGTGAAAATTGCGGACACTCTTTAGGAAAAAAAGATGTTTTAATTATTGATTTGGAAACAGTGAAGTATTGTTCAAAATGTATTGAAAAATACATAAAAGAGACACCGTTTGACATTCCTGATGGTACGGTGGTTAAAGACTTTGGCGATTCTGTTTATTTAAAATATAAAAGTGGTGGTTATATAGAACAAACAGTTCTAAAGGATTGTTATTTTAACACAAAGGGGAGGTATATTAAAGTAAAAGGCAAAAGAGTATATATTTAAGCTTGAAATTTTGCTTTCATTTTGATTTTTAAACAGAGAATAATTTAATGTAGTATTTACTACGTCTTTGGGCTGTTCACCCGATAATTCAATTTTAGATCCCTTTATGTGGTCGCGAACACTGAGGGAATAACCAATTTACAATAAGAAGAAAGGAAAACAGTAAACTCCGGAATAAAAAGATTGTACAATCTCTGTAGGTAAAAAATTTGAACACAGAGAAAAATAATTCATTAGAAAATTTAACAGTTATTGAACTTTGTAGTGGCATTGGAGCACAGATGAAAGGTATAAATAATACTCACTTGTTCAATGCTAATATGATTGCAACAGCAGATTTGGATAAAGAAGTAGTAGTCAGTTACGCTGCAATACATTGTGGCTTAACCACTGATATGATAGAAAATTATGCAGATTATCCGAGTAAAGAAATGATGGTCAAAGAACTAACAGATAAAAGACTTGGATATGATTTTAAGAAAGACAAACCATATGATTGGCAAAAATTATCGCGAAGAAAAGATAAAACAAAAGGGATTGAAAAATATTGGTTAGCAGATTATCTATCACATAATCTTGGAGATATGATGCAAATAGAATCCCTTCCATATAGCGATTTACTTACATACTCGACACCCTGCACTGATCTTTCAATCGCCGGCAAACAAGAAGGTCTAAAATGGACTTGCCAAGATTGTGAGTGTGAATATAATCCATCAGAATTAGATGTTGATACTCGTTATACTTGCCCTAATTGTGGAGGTCATAATATTAAATCAACTCGTTCAGGTTTGTTGTATGAAGTTGAACGACTTCTTGTAATGGCAAAAGAGAATAATACATTGCCAAAATATTTACTTATGGAAAATGTCGATGCTCTTATATCGAAAAAATACATTGATAGCTTTAAGGATTGGATTGCTAGACTTGATAATCTTGGATACAATTCGTATTATCAAACAATTAATGCGAAAAATACAGGTATTCCACAAAATCGTAATAGAATTTTTTGTATATCAATTCGTAAAGATATTGATACAAAGTTATTTACATTTCCAAAACCATTTGATACAGGAATCAGATTAAAGGATTTATTAGAAACAGATAAAGATGTTTTGGAAAAATATTTTTTATCTGATGAGGTACAACAAAGACTTCAAATTACTGACCCAACATTTGAGAAGAATGTTATTGGGACGACCAAACCTGAATTTCGAACCATAGGTCAGAGAGATTTAGTTTATAAGGAAGGCTCGATTATGGGTGCACTGGTGGCAACAGATTATAAACAACCTAAACAGATTTTTGCAGATTCAAATAATATTAAAAGACTTTTTAATATTTATGGAGAAGACAAGGGTACTGGATTTGCAGGAAATGTTTGGGATAAAGAATACATTTCTCCAACTATTACAACCTGTCAAGGGGGTAATAGACAACCTATGATTGAAGAAGATAAACATAATTTTAGAATGGTAAGAAAACTTACTCCTAAAGAAGCACATAGGCTTATGGGTTTTGATGACATTGATTATGAAAGATGTAAGGCGGTCGGTATGTCAGATTCTCAAGGATATAAACAGTCGGGAAATAGTATTGTAACAACTGTCATTTCATTATTAGCAGAACACCTTTATAAAGCTCAGTACGATAATACATATGTTTGTACCGATGAGAAAATGATAAATTTTCAGAAATCGCAAGCGGATTAAATCTTGCTTGCGGTAATCAAACTGTCAATGAATTGATTTTTGTTGGCGGTATAGATAGTAATATGTGGCTTGATAATGGTAAACAATTATCAAGAAATTTTAAACAAGGATATAGAGTATATAGTAGCGAAGGCATTGCTTGTTCAATTACATCTAATGGCGGTGGATTCGGTGCATGCACTGGATTATACTTGATGTGATTGAATGAAACATTTCAAAGGAAGAATTTAGGAGTAAATTATGAATGATTTTCACAAAATAGGAAGTTTCATTAAACTAAAAATGATGGAACAGAATAAGAGCATTCAATCGTTGGCTGAAGAAAGCGGATATTCTACAAAAGATATCGGAAAAATTTTAGACGGAAGATTGTTTTTATCTCCAAAACAAATAGAAGAAATAGCTGGTATTTTAGATTTGGACATTAGTGAAATGATTAATTGTATAGATGTAGATTCAACGAATATTATAATTGGGGTTATTATAGCCGTGATGAAAGAAACGGAAGATTATTTTGGTCAAGCTTGTTGTCTACGTTAAAAGAGTGTATGGGAAGCCGATATAGTGAAGAAGATTGGTTTGCTAATATGGGCTTTTATGATAAATATATACTTGTAGACGGAGCAAGACAAAAAGATATAGTTAATCTACCTGAAATGGATTGTTATGTATGTATTTTGCCTGACGGAACAGCAATTGCACGAGCGTCTTGGAATGGTACAAGCTTTGTTGAAGATAAGGATTTCGATAGAAAACATAAAGAAGCATTAGGTGCAAATATGGACGGCTTTATTACAGTTCTTGATGTTCATGATTAAAACAAGGGCTGATTTAAAAGAGGTAACTCAATTTACACAGACAGAGAATAGATAACTAGGAGGTAGAGAAAATGAAAAGACAAATTAGAAGAAATATATTTGAAACCAATTCATCAAGTATGCACTCTCTTACTGTAATGAAAAGAGATGAACATTATTCGCCAGAAGAATTTTTAGATGGCTTTTATTTGGGAGATGATGGAATATGGAGTCCTTGGGACGATGATTTAGAATTTGGTAGAAGCCCATTTAGAGCATTAGGAAATTTTCATGATAAATGGTTATATGCTTGTGCGTCTTTAGTGGACGAATATAATGATGATACATATAAAGAACTTGAGCAAATTGCATTAAAATATGTTCCAGGTTTAAAGAAAATCGAAATTCCTATGAGGTCGGATTTTGTTTATAACAAAGATTATCCAGATTATAGCAACGATGAATTTGTGCAAGAATATGGGAAAACAGAAGATGAATTAAATGAATATTTTAATCAAAAAGGTGAAAAATGGGGAGTCGATTCAATTGATTATTATGAGAATAAAGGACGATTCTATTTTGAAGAACCATATACGGGTTACGTTGATGAAAATATATTGGGTGGATTCCTTGAAAGAGAGAATATATCTTTAGAGGAATATTTGACTAATAAAAAATATGTAGTTATTCAAGACGGTGATGAAACTTGCTATTGGAATGCTATGAAGAAAACTGGATTGGTAAATATGGATATTATCGATTATGAGTATCCAAAAGAATAATATAAGGAGAATAAAAATATATGAAAAGACAGATTAGACGTGGAGTTTTTGAAACAAATTCATCGAGCACTCATTCATTAACAATGTGTAGTGAGGAAGAATTTGAACAATGGAAGAATGGTAAAGTCCTATTCGATGAGAATGGCGAAACCTTCGTAAAAGCAAGTGAACTATCAAATAAAGATAAGGAATATGCAGCTCAAGAGTATGAGGATAATAAAGATGAGTATTCAAAAGATTGGTCAGAATTATCAGAGACTGCGAAAGAAAGATATTATACAAAATATGCAAAAGAGAATGATCTTATAGATGAAGATGCGAAAACTTATGATGAATGGAATGACGACTATGGACTTGAAACTTTCGTAGATAAATATACAACTAAAAGCGGAGACAGAGTTGTTGCGTTTGGTAAATACGGATATGATGGTTAATTAAGATTCAAAACATTATAGTGAATGAAAAGTATGAAGGATATTTAGGAGGTAAAAATGAAGATTTTAGGGAGTTACACGAATGGAAATTTTAGAACTGCTATATTTGAAGATGGAACAAAAATAAGAGAAACAAATGATGATGAGTTTCAAGCTGCCTTTGCAGAAAATATGGATATAAAAATAACAAATTATTGTGATATGGGTTGCCCGTTCTGTCATGAAGGAAGTACAACAGACGGCAAGTTTGGAGATATTATGAATGAAAAATTCATTGATACCTTGCATCCATATCAAGAAGTTGCACTCGGCGGTGGAGATGCCACAAGTCATCCTGATTTAATTCCATTTTTGCAAAAGTTAAAAGATAGAAAAGTCATTGTAAATATGACAGTAAATCAGATTCATTTTGAGAGGAAACAAGAACTGATAAAGAAACTTGTAGACGAAAAACTCATATATGGTTTGGGAATTTCACTTGTAACTCCCACAGAAAATTTTATTAAACTCGTTAAACAATATCCTAATGCAGTTATTCATGTAATCAACGGCGTATTGAAGCCATCCGATATGCAAGCATTGGAGAATAATAATTTGAAGATTTTGATTTTGGGATACAAGCATTTAAGACGTGGTGATGATTTTTATGATATAGACCATGAGAATATTGAAATTAGACAAAGCTGGTTGTATGAAAATCTTTCGAATATTATTGAAAAGTTTAATGTTGTTAGTTTTGATAATTTAGCCATTGAACAATTAAATGCGCGAAGATTAATACCGGACGAAGAATGGAATGAGTTCTATATGGGTGACGATGGTACAATGACCTATTATATCGACATGGTAGAACGAAAATTTGCAAAAAGTTCAACGGCTGCGTTTGATAAAAGATATGATTTGTTAGATTCTGTTGATGAAATGTTTGAGCAAATAATATCTCAACAGAGTTAAAGACAAAATAACAAGAAACAGTTCAAATAGAGAATATTAAATAAAGAGGATAAAGATTATGGGATTTTTTAGAAACATTAACTGTATAAGAAAAGTGATTTGTGATATTCGGTGGGATATGACTGTTATCAGAGATCAATTAAAAATAATTAATGAAACTATAATTGATAAGCCTGAAGATTCAGATAGAGTAAAGTTGCTTGAAGAACAAGTTGATTGCCTTATCAAAAATAAGTTTGAAGATGGAAAAGCATACGATTCGATTGTTCTTATACCATCTAAAAAAATGAGCGACATGGGTCAAATGCCAATGATTATACATCGTGGTGAAAAGATTAATATGGATAATATGACTTCATTCAATTTGTCGTGGAGTTATGGTGATGGTGCAATTCTTACAACCGAAAAGGAGTAATGTTATGGATATTATATATACAGGCGATGGAGGATATATTTTGAAAATAAATGTAACTTACCGAGTAGATGCGAGAAATATTATACAAGCAAAACAAGAATTTCTTCAATTTCTTTCTACAGATTTTGATAGAGCAGTCGATAAAAAGCTGGGTGATTACGGTTTTGATTCGGAGAATATAAATAGATGAAAACAATGTTTCAAAGGGAGAGTGTTGCGACATGATGAAGGGCGATAAGATAAAATTGAAAAAGGGAATAGGTACACTTAGACATATTGGTGCAATATGCGAAGTGACTGATGTGTCAGAAGACGGCATAATTTCTTTTAGATACAAAAATAAATATGAAGGCTGTATCTCAGAAGATGTGTGTATGAAATATTTCACTACATTGCATAAATGGACAGAATGGGAATATGGTGTATGGACGAATTATTCAATTGGTAATAGACAGCCGTTTACATTTTGGTATAGATACAATGGTAAAACGGTTCAGGTAAAACATAAAGAATACAAAGCGAAAGCAAGTTGCCATAAAGATGATAAATTTGATATAGATGTTGGTTTATCTATTGCCGTAAAAAGGCTGATGATAAAAATATTAACAAACCAAATAGGACATCAAATAGATATAATGAAATTGAATAATTTTTGCAACCAATTACAAATGGGAGCTTGAATAAACTTTTCAAAGGATAAAACGGAGAATGTATAGGTAGAAGAATAAAGTATTTAAGGAGAATAATATGGCAGAAAGAGCATTAGCACACATAGAAAAAATTGAATGGGTTAGACCAATTGAGGGCGCAGACAACATTGAACTCATTGGTGTTTTGGGTTGGATATGTATAGCAAAGAAAAATGAATTTAAAGTAGGAGATTTAGCTGTTTATATTGAGATTGACAGTAAGTGCCCAAGTAACGATGAGAGATTTTCTTTCTTGGCAAAAAAGAAGTTTAAAATCAAGACTATGAAACTTGGAAAATTTAATGTGATTTCTCAAGGATTAGCACTTCCAATTTCTCTTTTCCCTGAATTACACGATAAGAAGATAGGTGATGATGTAACCAAACAATTAAAAATTACATATGCATCAGAGGATGATATTGCAAGAAAATCTAATAAAATTGATCCGAATGCAAAGTATAAATCTATGGCACAACGCAATCCTAAACTTTTTTCTAAACCGATTATCAGAAAGATGATGAAATACAATATAGGACGTAAAATTTTATTCTTAATATTTGGGCGAAAGAAGGATAATCCAAAGAAGTTCCCAAACTGGATTGTAAAAACTGATGAAACGAGAATTGAAAACGCTCCATTTTATCTTCAGAGCACAAATAAATGGGTTAAGACAGAAAAATTGGACGGCACATCTTGTACTTTTGCAGTTGATAGATTAAAAAAGAATAAGTTTGATTTTATTGTATGTAGTAGAAATGTGAGACAAGCAGATAGAGATCAAACATGTTATCATCAATCGAATATTTATTGGGAATTAGCTGATAAATACAATATTGAGCCGATATTAACTATTTTTGCAATGGAGAATAATTATAATAGAGTGGTTTTGCAAGGTGAAGGCGTTGGATTAGTTCAAGGCAATCCATATAAATTTACAGAGAATAAATTATATGTATTTAACCTTATCATTGATGGGATCAGACTTGGAACAATTGAAATGGCTGAATTTTGTGAGAAATATGGATTAACAAATGTACCAATTATTGATACAGATTATACACTACCTCAAACAATGGAAGAAATGAAATTAGAAGCCGATGGTTATAGCCAATTAAATCCTAAAGTTAAAAGAGAAGGCTTTGTATATAGAAGTATTGATGGTCAACAGAGCTTTAAAAATGTAAGTCGTGAATATTTGTTGAAACATAATGGATAAGGAGAATATTACTAATGAGTAAACCAAAACTATATGTTATGTGTGGTCTGTCCGGAAGTGGTAAATCTACTATTGCAAAACAGATTGCAAATGATAATCCCGGTACAGTTGTTATATCAACTGATATGATACGAGAACAATTAACCGGCGAAATCGGAGACCAATCTCAGAATGATGAAGTCTTTGAAATTTTTCATACACTAATCCGAAAGCGTTTGGAGAATAAATACAATGTGATAGCTGATGCAACAAATATTACAATAAAAGCTCGCCGGGCAATTCTAAATAAGGTTAACGGATTAGACATAGAAAAGATTTGTTACATAATACCGAAACCATTCGAGTGGTGTCAACAAGATAATAAAAATAGACCACACCCTGTTCCCGATGAAGTGTTGGAAAAGCAAATTAGAAGATTTGAAATCCCTTTCATTGAGGAAGGGTGGAGCAAGATTATTATTCATGATGAATTTAAAAATCATGTGAGAAATTTGGTTAATGAAATAGCTTATATGGGAGATTTCGACCAAAAGAATCCTCATCACACAATGGATTTGTACAAGCATTGTTTAAATACTAAGAAATTAATGAAAGAAAAGGGTTATGAAAATCCTTGGCTGGGCGGTGCGATGATGCATGACTTAGGTAAATTGTCAACTCAAACATTTGATGATCTTGGCATAGCTCATTACTTTGACCATCACGCATACGGTTCGTATTTTGTATTGAGTCGAATACCTCAAAATTTAGAAGTATTAGACGTATGTTTCCTTATCAATTATCATATGTTGCCGTTTAGTTGGGAAAGTGAAAAAACGAAACAACGCTGGCGAAAAAGATTCGGAGAATATAAGTATAAGATGCTTATGGATTTTCATGAATGCGATATACAGAGGTGACAAAGGAAATATATGAGTAAAGAGTTATCTAATAGAGAACAAAAGTTTCGGGATGAGTATATGGATATTTTGTATCAGGCTATAAGGAAAGAGCATCCTCCTGGGAAATACCTTCTCTTAGACAAGGACGATTTAAGGAAATTGACGGAACTGTTTAAAAGAGTTTATCAAGAAGGAGAATATATTGATATGAATGATATTAAAGAATTTCTTACAAAAGAACATAAAGAATTTATTCATAAGAAAATTGTAAAAACAATTGAGGATATGGACTTTACTTCTATAATAGAAGATTTTATCAATGATGAATTGGATTATGTCAAATGCAATGCTAATGTTGATGCATTCTTAGAAAATCAGATTATAGAAATTATACGTCAGCATTTAGTTAAGAGTGGTTTGTTAAAGGAGAATAATTAAGCATGAGGGTGATAATATAAGTAAAATATATACAAAAGAATCGTTGGTTCAGCTTTTAAGAGACGTATATAATAAATGCCAACATCCAATTTCTTTTAGTGATATTCAAAATTTTTCTAAAACACCAACTTATACAGTATTTACGAAGTATGGTGGGTGGAAGCATTTGTGCGAAGAATATAATATTATATATATAGATAGGAAAAAGGTTAAAACAACATCTAAAAATAAGGGAGTAACCAGAGTCGGAGAAGAAAGAAAAGACAAAAATGGATGTATTACAAAAATTGTAAAGTATAACAATGCAAATGATATCATTATCCAATTTCAAGATGAGTATAAAGCGAAACTTCATACTACATATAGAAATTGGATAATGAATAACTATTTTAATCCTTATGATAAAAGGATTTTTAACAAAGGGTGTATCGGTAATGCCGTTTCTAAAATAAATGGCATAAAAAAGGATTCGTATAAAGTATGGTATGCAATGTTACAAAGATGTTATTCAGAATGTTATAAATCTAAGCCTACATATGTAGAATGTTTCGTATGCAAAGAGTGGTTAGTTTATGAGAATTTTGAAAAATGGTACAATAATAATATTTATGTTTTTAATAACGAACAAATGATGCTTGACAAAGATATTTTATATAAAGGAAACAAAATATATGACGAAAAACATTGTGTATTTGTTCCACAAAGTATAAATAAATTATTTACTAAAAGACAGCTTCATAGAGGAAAATGTCCAATAGGGGTAATTTTTGATAAAAGGAATGATACATATATAGCACAATGTAACGCTGACAATAAAAGGGTATATCTTGGTACATATTCTAATCCGAATGACGCATTTGCCGAATATAAGAAATTTAAAGAAAATCAAATTAAAATTGTAGCTGACCGATATAAAAATCAAATTCCAAATAAGTTATACAAGGCAATGTATGAATATAAAGTTGATATTACTGATTGAAAATTAAATTTCAACGGCAAGAAAAACCATATATAGTAGCTTCGAGATGATATCGACTACTATATATAGTATATAAAAAATAGACAATCAACAAATTTTGGTCGAGGAGTTGATTGCCTATATAAAAGGATACTTCGTAATGGGATATGCCATTAGTCTGTACTTTTATATTCTAACATAATTTTGCAGAAATATCAAGTATTATTTTTATCATTTTGTTTGGGTGGGATTTAGCATACCCTTGGACTATTTGTGTCCATAAACCACTGTTCATATAGTTCACATAAATTTAATTCTATGTTCCGTCCATTTGGGCGTTCAGATAGATTTTATTACGTTAATTTTTATTTCAAGGAGGATTTTATTTTAATGGCTGAAACAAAGAAAAAGGGAAGATTATTTGATTTACCAGAAACAAAGGGTGCATTCCAACTAAAGGGAATTGTATCTGGAATGGAAAAGGATACAGCATTTAAGGAAATTAAAACTAAGAGCGGCAAGCCGATGAGAATGCTTAACTTTGGTGCGAGCTATCTTGATGGAGAAACATTATATGTAAACATTCAAGGTATGGAACAAGAGAACGTTTATTTCTCTAAGAGAGCTGAGAAGAAGGGCGAAAAAGCAGACACCGTAAAAGTACCTTGGGTCGAGAGATATTCTTATAATCGCGAGGGATACCGTATGATTGGCAAGAATATTGGCGTTAAGAAGAAGGTTGATTCTGAGGGTAAAACAGTTAACGATAAGAAGATTCTAACAGACTTTGATGCTTGTAAGGAAGTTAAGGAAAATTTAAGGGACGGCGCAAGCGTATTTATTCGTGGAAGTCTTGATTATAGCAGCTTTACAGATGATAAGGGCAATAAGCGAACATCAACAAAGCTTGTTCCAAATCAAATTTCACTTTGCTCGGATATTGACTTTGATAGTGAGAAGTTTGAAAAGCAGAACGATTTTAACCAAGTAATTATCTTTATGGGAATTGAACAAGAAAAGGATGATAATGAGAAACCGACTGGCAGATTTGTTGTTCTTGCAAAGATTGTTACATATAGCAATATTGAAGATGTTCAGTTCATTATTGTGGACAAGGCACTTGCGAATAAGTTTAAGAAGTCTTTGAATCCGTACAATGCGATTAAGGTAAATGGTCATATGGTATCTTCGACTCAGACAGAAACGGTTGTAGCGGACGATGATGTTTGGGGAGAAGAAGATAGATTGGACAAGGTGGCTGCTCCTACAAAAAGAGAGTTCATTATTACGGGAGCAAAGGGTTCATCAATTGATAAAACTATTTACACAGAACAGAATGTAACAGAAGCTATCGCAAAGATTAAAAATGCCAATAAGGCAGAAGAAAATTTCGGTGATGACTCAAATGATGATTGGGGAGACGGAACAGACTTTGACGATGGTGATGATGAAGCATGGGATTAATTCTCGCATTAAAAAAATAATCAAATGGAACGCCAGCAATGGCGTTCCAATCAATCAATATTTAGGAATTATGGAGGAATTATTTAATGGCAAAAGCAAGAAAAGCGTCAGTAACAGAAAGTAAGTTAGGAATGATATTATACGGAAAACCGTTTACAGGAAAATCGACTATGGCGATGCAGTTAGCATATTTTAAACGCCCAGATGGGAAGCCTTTTAGACTATTGTATCTTGACCCCGAGTCTGGTTCAATTGATGATTATCTGGGCGATTTAAGCTCAAATGGTGTTAATCTTGAGAATATTTATATTGTTTATACACAGTCGCTTGGTGAAGTAAGACAGTATATTGCAAAGGTCAAGAATAACGAAGATTTTTATGAGTTGGATGATGATGGTAATGAAACAGATGAAGTTGTAGTAGATGCAGACGGTGAGCCGTTTAGAGCTGATGCCATTGTTGTTGATGGCACTACAATTCTTAATTTGACAACAAAACAAGGCTTAGTTGAGTTTTCAAAGAAAAGAAATAAAGTTAAAGCAGATAAGGATGGTCTTGTAGGCGATGCCAGACTTGTAAAAATAGAAGGCGCAGGTATGGAGTTGAAGGATTATCAAACAGTCAATTTTAAGGGACAAGATTTAATCCTTGATTTGATGTCATCTGGCGTTCATTATATTGTAACGGCAAGAGAAGCTGATGAAAAAGAAACAATTAAATTGGCTGATGGAACAACTCAAAGTGTAGTTACAGGAAGAAAGATTCCTGATGGTTTCAAAGGAATGGATCATAATGTTAAAACTGAAATTCGTATGTTCAGGAATGAGGACGGAACAGTTTGTGCATGGGTTGAAAAAGATAGAACGCATGTACATGATGATTGTATTATTATTGAAGACCCAACATTAGTTGATTGGCAGGCGGTTATCGATAAAACAGCAGGAAAATCAAAGTTTGTATTAAAAAATGACTTAACAAAGGCTGTTGATATTGAGCAAGATATTTATAAAAAAGAAATTCTTGGTCAGGTTGGTGAACCAGCAGATGATGATACTACTGGAAACGATGAGAGTATTAATATTGAAGCAATTAAGAAAGAAATCATCGCCAAAAGAAACGCATTACCACCAATGGAAAAGAAAGCAATGAAGGAAAAACTTGAGGCGGCAGGACTTCCTACGGCATATAAGAATGTAACCGACGCCGAAATTCTTAATAAGGTATTGGCAATGTTTAATTAATATAATATTTTCGTACCTAAACCATCATTTTTTTTGGTGGTTTAGGTAGATTGGAGGAGGAAATGACACGATTGGTACAAAATAAAAAGAATATTATGACTCCAAGACCAAGTTGTTTTTGTTGCAAGTCGCCGTTAGATGTTTGTAGGAATCAAGGTGATAACAATCTTCTCTATTTTGACAAGCATTTATATCATAAAGACTGTTTTATAGATATGAATAAAATTAAGAAAAAATGTTATTTTTGTTCTCAAGATATTGACGTAGATGAAAATGAATGTGAAATAGTTTATTATGATAAACATTACTATCACAAAAATTGCTTTATTCAATGGTGTCATGCAACAAAAACTCCTTCTCGAAAACGTATAATGGCTTTGGCGAATTTGGAAAAATATCTAGATGAAGGAAAACAAAATACATTAAGTCTTCTTGAAAAAAAACATATAAGCAAAAGCAATATTGAGCAATTTTCAAAGAATGCAGAAAAGTATATTTTACAATGGTTTGATGAATCTGACTTATGTGCATTTTTAAGAGAAGAATATGATACTGGTACATTACCTTGGATAAAAATTAAGAAGGTCATTAATGGTACTGATGATAGATTAGATACTCCAATTCCTGCAATAGAGTTGTTGGATATGTGGCAGAGAAAAATAGATTATATAAGAAGAGCAAATCAAAAACTAATATCGAAATCAGACAGAGAAATTAGTCCAACTGCATTAATCTTATATGGTTTATCTATTTTAATCAATAAGTATGATAGTTATTTACGATGGAAAGAAAAGAAAAAAATACTTGAAGCTGAGAAAGAACAACAAACATCTCAAAATCTTGTCGGTCAATCAATTGGGTATTCTAATGTGTCGAAAGATAGCAGCGTTGATAATACAGATGATATATCAGATTTAGTAGATGATATTTTCGGATAGGAGAGAGATTTTGAATAATGAAAGCGAACTAAAAGATTGCAATATACAGAGTGAAATATGTTTCGTAGGAGCTTTAGCCAGAGATTTAGATTTGATTGTTAATTATAGTACATTTATGAGAAGTAAATATGACTTTTCTGATTCTGTAACAAAATTCTTTTATGATAATCTTGAAACTTATTATCTTACATTTTCACAAACATTAGATGAGACAAAAATGAATGTGTTTATGAGTCAAAACGAAGAACGTCTTAATCTTTATAAGCAATATAAAGGTTGGAAAACACTTCAAAGATATATGACTCTTGCTGATGAAAACGATATAAAAAATTATTTTAATACAGTAAAAAAATATTCATTAATTAGAGAATATGGTCGAAATGGATTCCCTGTTGAAAAAATATTGTCTCATAGAAATTTTGATAAAATGTCACCTAATGATATTTATAGAATTATTCGCACAAAGGCAGATAAAATCAATACAGTGATTAATGTCGGTGAAGAAGCAGTTGAGCTTACCAATAAAAATTCAGCTCAAATAGATAAATACTTGGAAAAACCAAACTTTGGATTGCCGTTTCCTTGGTATATGTATAATGAATATTATCTTGGTCTTAGAGAAACAAAAGTTTTATTTGAAGGGTTTCTTTCAAATGAGGGCAAGACAAGAAAGCTTATTTTGTTAGCCGCTTATGTAGCTCTTGTGCAAGATGAAAACTTTTTTCTTATGAGTAATGAAATGGACGAGGAAGATCTTCGTAGTTGTTTAATTACTACAGTTATCAATAATAAAGAGTTTCAAGATTTACATGGAGTATATATAACTAAGCCAGAAAAAGAGATAGTATTAGGTGTTTATCATGATAATGACGGAAACATTATCAGACGAAAAATTGACGACGACGGTGTATATATTGAAAGCAATGACGAGTACATAAAACGAATAAAAGACACATCGGATGAATATTGGAATGTAAAAAAAGTTACAGACTGGATTGATAGTAGCGACCGAAAAGGTAAGGTTATGTTTAAAGATGTTGGTGATGACTATAGCTCAGAAAGAATTGAATTTGAATTGCGTAAGGCAAAAATGGTTCAAAATATAAAATATTATGGTTATGATACATTGAAGGGATATAACACAGATGATTGGTCGCAAATCAAACAATTTGCTACTAAACTGAAAGAACTTACAAAAGAATTGCGTATGAGTGGATATGCCGTATTTCAACTAAGTGACGAAACTGTGTTTACAGATATTTTTAGTCTTAGTAGTAATAATATTGCAAATGCAAAACAAATCAAGCATGTAGCTGATATTTTAAATATTGGCAAAAAGCTGAATAAAGAAGAATACCACAAGTACCAAATGGTATTAGAGTGTGGTTCTTGGGGAGAAGTTAATGCAGAAAATTTGGATTTAAACAAACAATATTTTTGCATAAAACCAGACAAGAATAGAGCTGGTAGTAAGGATAAAATTATGTTATTTGAGATAGATTTGAATCTAAACGTGTGGAAAAATATAGGCTATATCATAAAGAAAACCAAAGATACTAATTGATTGGAGGCGGCAACTTGGATACAAGAGAATTAAAGAATTACATATATGAAAATAATTATTCGGAACAAATATTAGAGTCCATTGGTTGCCATCACATTAAGTATCATTCAGTTGGAGCATATTGGACAGCCGGCAATCCTGATGGGGATAATAAAGGAGCAATCATTTTATATAACAATGAATCTCTTATCTGTTTAAATAAAACTCGACAGATGATAAAAGGTAATAGGCAAACAGATATTATTGATCTTGTATGCTATGTTAAAGACCTTACATTCCCAGAAGGATTAAGGGCAATATGCTCGGAAATAGGAATATCCTATTATCATGACTTTGAAGAAGATATTCCTGATAGTTTTAAAATACTGAAAATGTTAGAAGATATGGATTCAAATATATCGGAAGAAAAAGAAAAGCCATTGCAGCCTATTTCAGAAAATATACTTTCATATTATAAACCGTATGTGAACGATTTGTTTTATGAAGACTATATTGATTATGAAACACAAAGAGAATTTGAAATAGGATTTGATGAAGAAACCAACCGATACACAATTCCTATTCGTTCTGAATTGGGAGATTTAGTTGGTGTAAAAGCAAGATATTTTGATAGAAAAGTGCCTGATGGAATGAACAAGTATATTTATTTAGAACCATGTGCAAAGTCGAAAATTATATATGGATTGTATAAAACGCTTCCTTACATAAAAAGAGCAGGACGCATTTATGTGGGTGAGGCGGAAAAATTTGTAGAGCAAGCATGGAGTTATGGATATCGAAATACTGGTGGTACGGGCGGAAAGGAATTATCGCAATATCAGATTGATTTGCTTGTTAGGTTGGGAGTAGATATAATTTTTTGCTTTGATAAAGATGTAACCAAAGAAGAATTAGAAGAATTGGCAGAAAGATTTCCAGAAGGTGTTCCACTCTACTACATGTTTGATGAGGATAATGTTCTAAATGAAAAAGAATCACCGACTGATAAACCTGTAAGTTGGGAGCATATGGTTAAAAATAATATATACAGATTAAGATAAGAAGGTGTGTATTTGAAATACAGATTGTATGAAAATAGCAATAATAATACTTCCAATGTATTAGCGGAAGTTTTGAAAAATAGAGGGATTAATGACTATGAAAATTATCTCAACTTAAATGAAAGTGTTTTAATTTCGTATGAGAAATTGGAGAATATAAATAAAGCAGTAGAATTATTTATGAAACACTTTAACAATAAAGATAAAATTGAGATACTTGTAGATGAAGATCCAGACGGATTTTGTTCGGCAGCTATGATATATTCATATATCAAAAAGATGGATGATAATTATCCTGTTGAGTACATATTGCATACAAGGGCAAAGGCACATGGTTTAGATGATGACATTGTAATACCTGATGATACAAAGTTATTGGTTATTCCTGATGCCGGGACAAATGATACAGAGCAATGTCAGGAACTTTCTGAAAAAGGCATTGATGTACTTATTCTCGACCATCATGAATCAGAAGAAAAAAATCCATATGCTTTGATTGTAAACAATCAGATGAGCAAGAATTACTCTAACAAGGATTTTTGTGGAGCAGGAGTGGTGTACAAGTTTTTGCAAGCATTAGACACTGAAACTTGGAATGAGTTTGCAGATGATTATTTAGACTTATGTGCATTAGCAAATATTAGTGATGTTATGGATATGCGTTCATTTGAAACAAGATACATCACAAATCTTGGATTACTCAATATTAAAAATAAATGTTTTCAGTCACTCATTAAAGCACAAGATTACAGTATGAACGGCAAAGTTAATATCCATAATATTCAATGGTATATAACTCCTATCTTAAACGGAATGATAAGGATTGGGTCGGCTGACGAAAAAGAGTTATTATTTAGAGCCTTTATTGAAACGGATGAATTCTTTGAATATAAAAAAAGAGCTACTAAAAATAGACCGTCAGAAACAATTCAAGAAAGCATTTATGATAGAGCTGCCAGACTTTGCAAAAACGCAAAGGCTCGACAAGATAAAATGAAAGAGAAAGGTGTAAAGGCTATTTCAGAAGTAATAGATGAACTTCCTCTAGATGATAAGGTCATTATGGTTGATGTATCGGACTTACTTGATAGTGGACTAACAGGCGTTGTAGCAATTAAAATTGCAGAACAATATAACAAGCCTTGTATTCTACTACAAAAACATTTTGATAAAAAGACAAGAATGATAGTATTCGGTGGTAGTGCAAGGAATATTGATAATAGTCCAATTGACAGCTTTAAGGATATTGTTAATTCTACAGGTATTGTCAATGGTAAAGGTCACGCTAATGCTTTTGGTATTGTAAATTTGCCAATTGATGATAAAGAAAAAGCAATAAGTATGATGAATAATATTCTTAAGGATACTGAATATGATTCTACATATTGTGTAGATTTTATCTTGGATATTGAGCATATTACAATCTCATTAATTATTAAGTTGTCACAATTTGAAGATATTATATGTCAAGGAATTAATGAACCAATGCTTGCAATAGAGAATATATCATTAACAAGAGATTGTTTTGAGGTATTCGGTAAAAACGAAGATACTATCAGTTTTATGGTAAATGATATTAAATATATTCAGTTTAAATGTAAGAATGGTAATCAGTTATATGATTTTTTGCAAAACGCTTGGGACGATAATGATAGCATTACATTTAATATTGTTGGAAAGCCTTCAATAAATGAATATAACGGCGTTAGAACACCTCAGATTATAATTGAGGACGTGGAGGTTATTAATACAAGTGGCAATAATGAAGATGACGATTGGTAGGAGGTAAATTATGTATAGTTCATTACATAATCATGATTTTTATTCATTGTTGGATGGTTATGGAAGCCCAAAGGAAATGTTGGACAGAGCCAAGGAGATAGGATTAAACGCATATGCTATAACAAATCACGGCAACGCATATGCTCATATATACTACGACCTTATAAAAAAAGACTATCCAGAAATTAAAGTAATTTACGGATGTGAGTTGTATGAATGCGAAGATATAGCAATCAAGGATAAGGACAATAAATACTTTCATTTAATCTGTTTAATAAGAAATGAACAAGGTAGAAAGGACTTGAATAAAGTCATTACAAAAAGTAATTTTGAAGGGTTTTATTTTAAACCACGATGTACCATAGAGGATATAAAACCGTATGCCGAAAATTTTGTCATTTCATCTGCTTGCCTAGCAAGTAAATTAGCAAGAGAATCAGATTTTGAAAAATGCGTTGAATATATCAATGAATATAAAGAAGCATTTCCGTATTTCTTTCTTGAAATGCAGTCGCATTCACATCAAGACCAATGTTTATATAATCAGAAAATATTAGAACTGTCAAAACGAACAAATACTCCATTTATTATTACAACTGATAGTCATGCACCAAAAAAAGAAGATTTGTATTATCAGGACAAGCTTATTCAAATTGGTAGAAAAAGCACCAACAACGATAAAAATGCAATTGAAAATAGCGAAGTGTATGAAGGTTGTTATATGCAGTCAGAGCAAGAAATACATGAGTGTATGGACGTACAAATTGGATATGACAATGTATGTATTGGTCTGGAAAATACTAATAAAGTAGCAGATTTGATTGACGAAGTTAATATGCCATTTCAAAAACCTCAGTTGCCAACATTTCCGTTACCAAAAGGCTATAAAGATAATAATGATTTTTTATGGCATTTAGTCAACCAAGGATGGGAGGATAGAGGATACGATAAACTTGGTGAAGCTGAACAAAAAATCAGAAAAGAACGACTTAATTATGAAATGGAGATTATTCATTCAATGGGATTTGATGGATATTTCTTATTTGTTTGGGACTTTATCAAAGCGGCAGAGAAACTGGGCATTGAAGTAGGTAAGGGAAGAGGAAGTGCAGCAGGGTCATTAGTTTGTTATTGTTGTCATATTACAGATATTGACCCGATAAAATACGGACTTATTTTTGAGCGTTTCTTAAATCCCGAACGTGTGGGACTTCCTGATATTGATACAGATGTTGGAAATAGAGATGCAATTATTGATTATCTTGTCGATAAATATGGCGAGGATAGGGTATGTCAAATTATCAACTATTCATACATTACACCAACAGTAGCAATTACAGATGTGGGAAAAATACTTGGGTTTCCATATCAACAAATGCAAAAACTTTCGCAAAAATTTACATTTGATAATTGGGATGACTGTATGAAGGCGAATCCTAAATTACTTATAGACAATCCACAGTATGTTGAATTATTTGATATTGCTCAACATTTAAGTGGACGAGTAAAAACCGTTTCTATTCATGCCGGTGGTATTGGCATTGTTGACACAACAATCAATGATTATATGCCAATGAAGATAGGAAGCAAGGGTGAACATGTAATTCAAGTTGATAAACACTATGTAGAAGATATTGGAATTGTTAAGTTTGACCTACTGGGTGTTGCAACACTTAATCTTGTAAAAGAAATTAAAGATGATTTACATTTGAATCCTTGGGACTATGATATTAATAATCCTGAGTTTGAGAATGATAGACCTACATATGAACTATTAGCAAGTGGCAAAACAAATGGTGTGTTTCAAGTCGAATCAGCCGGAATGAAAGATTTGTTGATTCGATTGAAACCAAAACTTGAACAGTTAGATTTTGAAGTTATATCTGTTGTTTTGGCTTTGTATAGACCTGATAGTATGGGGGTACTTGACGAATATGTTGAAATGGCAACTGGTGGAAGCAGACCATCATCTATTCATCCTGATATGGATGAAATTTTGAAAGATACAAATTATTGCATGATTTATCAAGAACAGCTTCTTGACATTGTAAAAAAATTTGGTGGCAGAACATATGGAGGGGCAGACTTGTTCCGTAAGGCAATCGGAAAAAAGATTGTTGAATTAGTACAAAAAGAATCGGAAATCCTTCGTAGTGAAATTGTAGCTAATGGTTATTCTAAGGATATTGCGGATAAGATAGCAGATGAATTATCGAAAAAGGGCGGATATTTGTTTAATAAGTCACATTCCTACAGTTATGCAGTTCTTTGTTTTGAAACCGCATGGTTTAAAGCACATTATCCAACCTATTTTTTTAAAGCTTTATTTAATCAAAACAAAGACAAGGCGGGAGCTATCAATAAGTACATACTTGATGCAAGGTATTTTAATGTGAACATTATGCCACCGAACATCAACCACTCTGGTATGAATTTCACGGTTGATAATGAAAAAGTTCTTTTTGGACTATCAGCAATTAGTGGTATTGGCGAATCGCTTTCTAAACAAATTATTGAGGAAAGAGAGAATAATGGTATATACAAATCTTTTAACGATTTGACTCAAAGGCTTGCTTTGGATAAGGCATCTGTCATAGCACTCATTAAATCTGGTGCAATTCCTTGTAAAAATAAACGTGAAAAACTTATATCATATCTCAAATCGGAGTACCAACCATTAAAGTTTTCAGAGGTTAAATCATTACCTACATATAAAAAACTTGAAGAAGATTGGGGAATAGATTTGAGCAAATATGTTATTCCTTCATCTGGAAGCCGAATTGTATATGATAAAGAAGCATTACTTTCTGAATATAACAGATTAAAAAAGATACAATTCAATGAAAATCAAAAAGTAAGATTTCAAAAGTATATAGATGAAAATCAAAAATATCTTGCAGATGAACAGTTTTGGGAATTTCAAACATTACAAGTTTTTATCAATGATAATCCATTTGATGCAGCTTATACATTTTTAACACCATTTGAAGAAATTTCTGATGGCGAGAAATGTACTTTAGTTGGTATTATTGCAAAAGTTCAAAAGAAGAAAGATAAAAATGGCAAGCAATTCGCATATATAAATATCTATTCAAGTTTTGGACTTGTAGAAGGAATTGTATGGCATAGTCAATTAAAAGAATATGAAGATTTAGTGAAAAAAGGACAGCAAGTCGCTATTCTTTGTAAGAAAGATAGTGAAGAAAAAGTAATTGTAGAAAAATTAAAGTCATATAGTAAGTGGCTTGAGAGTGTGAGAAAGAAAGGAGTATCAGTTTAAATTGGATCAGCTTATTACGGTTTTTAATATACTCTTTTAGAATATTGGATGGTGGTTTTTTGTATGGAGAATTATAAAATATATGTTCATATAAACAAAATTAATGGAAAGATTTACATAGGTCAAACAGGTCAAGAAAATGTCAAAGATCGTTGGGATAGTGGTTGGGGATATAAACAATGTGTCGCGTTTAATAATGCTATTAATAAATATGGTTGGAATAACTTTCAACATATAGTGTTAATAGATAGATTGACTTTAGAAATGGCGAATATTATAGAGGAAGAATTAATTAAAAAGTATAAAAGTACAAATAGCAAATATGGATATAATATTCGTTCAGGTGGTGAAAACTCTACATTGAGCGAGGAATCAAAAGAAAAAATAAGACAAAAAGCATTAGGTAGAAAAGCTTCAGAAGAGACGAAACAGAAAATAAAAGATCATTGGAAAATATACGGTCATCCGTTTAAAGGCAAACATCATACAGATGAGACAAAACAAAAAATAGCGATTGCAAATACCGGAAGATCTAAAACTGAACAAGAAATTGAAGATGCACATTATAGGACGCTTGGAGAGTTGAATCCGTTTTATGGGAAACACCATACAGAAGAAACAAAAGAAGTATTAAGTAATTTGGCAAAAGAAAGATATTTGGACGAGGATAATCCTTTTTACGGTAAATATCATACAAATGAATCTAAGAAGAAAATGTCAGAAGCTCATAAAAAAATACCAAAAGAAAAACATGGTAGGTATGGGAAGAAAAACTCAGAATCTACAATACGAGCAGTGCAAGAGGCTCATTATAAAGAAGTTGTTCAATATGATTTACAATATAAAGAGGTAGCAAGATATAAATCAGTAACAGAAACGGCAAAAATAATTGGCTGTTCAAAAAGTGCAATATCAAAGTGCTGTACAAGAGTGAATAAAACATGTCAAGGATACATTTTCCTATATGTCGAGGACATAGAAAAAGAAAGAGAGGTAAGTTGATTGTCTGATGATAATATTTACGAATTTAAAATTGTTGTAACATATGAAAAATATTATAATGATGATACAACTTGGGGAACTTATATTGCATATACAGAAGATGATATACCGTTTTTTACCAACGGTGAAGCAAATAAGTTCGATAATTCGGAAGAAAAAAAGAAATTTTGTAACATTGTTGGTAAGATGCAACAGTTATCTATTGGTGGAGAATATCAAATTAAAGCAAAATATGAATATAATAAGCAATATGGTCATCAATATAAACCATTATCAATATATGCTTTAGTTCCACAAACAAAAGAAATGCAATTATTATTTCTTAAAACAATAATCCCAGAGTGGATGGCAGAAAACCTTATCAACGAGTATCCCAACTTAGTAAATGATGTTGCAAATGGAACACTAAAAGAAATAGATTATTCGAAAATTAAAGGAGTTAGAGAAATTACTTGGAACAAAGTTAAAGAAAAAATAATCAATAATTATCTGATTTCTGATATTCTTATGCTTCTTAAACCATTAGGAGTTACATATACGATGATTAAGAAACTCCTGTCTGACGAACCAAATCCAGTATTATTAAAGAGAGAAATTGAAAAAAACCCATGGGTTTTAACTCGTGTGGACAATTTAGGATTCAAACGTGTCGATGACTTGGCATTGAAATTAAAACCAGAATTAATTGATTCAACGCAAAGATTGGTATCATTTATTCAATATTACTTTAAGGATTTAGGCGAAAGTAAAGGACATACCTGGTGTTCTGAGAAAATCCTGAGAACTGCGATTAGCAACAATGTTTACGAATGTAGTGATAAAGTTGATTGGCTTTTTGAAAATAATAACTTTCTTCATATTGTCAATGGACGTATCGGTCTAAAATACTATTATGATATTGAACAACAAATCTATCAATTAATTCTTGACAAGTCAAAGGTTGATACTACGATTAATATTTCTGATACAGCTATCGAATTGGCAATAAAACACGCAGAGGAAGAGCAAGGTTTTAATTATGTAGTTGAACAATTGGACACAATTCGTAAGAGTTTACATAGAACAGTCAGTTTAATAACCGGTAAGGCAGGCACAGGAAAAACATCAATTATGCGAGCAATTGTAAAAGCATATACGGAGAATAATTATATGATAACTGCTTCAGCTTTATCGGCAATGGCAGCTCAAAGAATTACAGAAGCAACAGAGTTCCCTGCAATGACAATTCATAGAACGCTTGGTTGCCAAGGCTTAAACAAATTTATACATGATAAGGATAATCATTTAATTACTGATGTCGCATTTCTTGATGAAGGAAGTATGGTAAATGCCAGTTTGTTTTTACATTGGCTTGAGGCGATAGGTAACAATACAAGGATTATTATTTCAGGAGACCACAAACAATTACCGCCCATAGGGTTTGGAAACGTGTTCTCCGATTTAGTCGAAATGCTTGACGATTCTATTGTAAGTAAGCTTATAAAACCTATGAGACAAGCTGAAAAGTCAGGTATTCTTGTAGATGCTAACAAAATTCGTGAGAATATTAATCCCATATCAGAGAAATTACAACCTCGCATTATCCATGGTGAATTACAAGATATGTATTATATGTTTCGTTCAAATAGGCAGTCACTTTTTAATATTGCAATCAAAACATTTCTTAAATCGGTAGAAACAGATGGGATTGAAAATGTTGTTATTGCAGTTCCTCGTAGAAAGGATTGTTTAAATAGTACAAACGAAATAAATAAGGTCATTCAAAATGAATTATTAGGAGACGTACAACAAAGTATTGAAGGATTTGAAACTAATTTTAAGCTTGGGGCAAAAGTTATGCAAACAGTTAATGACTATGATAAAAATGTTTTCAACGGTGAAATCGGATATATAACTCAAATTGGTGAAAGATATGAATCCAAGAAAAAAGAAGAATATTGTGTTGTAACATATTCGGATATATGCGGACATGACAAACTCATTGAATACACTAAAAAAGAATTAACTTCGCTATCTTTAGCATATGCAATGACTGTACATAAGTTACAAGGGGCTGGTCGAAAAACGGTCATTGGCATTATTGATAATACACACCATCAACTTTTGGATAATTGTATGTTATATACATTACTTACACGAGCAAAAAAGAGATGTTTGCTGTTAGCAGAACCAAGTGCATTTTTACAATGCATCCGTACAAGTCATAATCATAGAAATACTTGGCTTAAATCTCAAACAGAGAATAATTATATGGGCGAATGAGGTTATGATAATTTAAAGAAAATTTTGGAGGGATAAATGAATAAGATAAAAGTTTTTGAAAATTTATTAAATAAATTTGAAACAGAAGAAATTAAAAATTACTGTACAGATATGATTAAGGAAATCCCAGATTATATCTTTACAATTCCAAGTAGCACATCATTTAAATATCACAACAAGACACAGTGTCAACCTCATGGACAGATTTTTCATATTCTTATGTTTGCAGAAGTTATGAATTATATACTTGGGTTGGAGTATGTAAAAGAAAAAACAAATGAAAGACAAAGAGACTGCCTACGTTGCACTCCAATTTTTCATGATGCAGTCAAGTGTGGATTGAACGGCTCTCGATATACAGTCCATGAACATCCACTACTTGCCGGCGAATGGGTGAGGAATACAAATGTTGAGCACGATATAGATGCTAAAACGAAAGTCTATATCGCAAGATTATGTGAAAGCCATAGTGGTGAATGGACTTCTACCAAAAGAAGTAAAACTGTTTTACCAAAACCAGAAAATGATGAGCAATTTTTTGTACATATGTGTGATTATTTAGCAAGTAGGTCGAATCTTGATATGAGCTATTCTGATGAGGTTATTTCTACTTTGGGTGGAGTAGATATTCCAAAAGAAGAATTGCCTGATATTGATACATATATATTGACCTTTGGCAAACATAACGGTGAAAAATTGACAGATGTTGCTCACACTGACCCAAGTTATATCTCGTGGGCGAAAGAGAATATAACAAAAGAACCACTTAGAACTCTTTTGACAAAAATATAGGTGGTAATCATGGAGTGGTTTAAGAAGTGGCTAACGGATGGATTCACTAAAGTGCCGTTGTTGAGTATTAGTGTTAATCTAAAATTCTTCAAAAAATATGGATCAAAATATTCTTGTACTTGTCGAGTTAATAAGTTATTCAAGAATGATTGGTATATTAAAAGAACAATGGAAGATTTGTGTGAATATATAAGAAAAAATTATAATATGGAGGACTTGGAATGAAGAAATTTGCAACAGGGCAATAGAAAATTACATTGCGATTGGTAGGAAGGAGAATAAGTATATGTGGTTATTAAAGTTGCATTTTGCATTTTCAATATTGTGCATGATGACATTTTTTGGAGTTATGATGTTTTCGAAAGATGTTTTAAAACGGAATGGATATGTAGATGAGATTGAAGGTAAGAAAAACATTCGATATTATCTTAGGTGTATTCGATCATTTATTTCTCTTATCCTACTAATGTTTGTTCCTATTTTAAACATATCGGGCGTTATCATAATATTTCAAATGATAAGAATGTCAAAAGATGAGTTTATGGACTGGTAACAAGACAAATTTGAAGAATTTAAAAACCAAAAAAATGAATAACAATTGAAACTGAGATTTCAAAGGAATTTTTATACTATATATAGATGATATTTTAAATATAAACACAATATATAGTGGGTGAAAATGAGTAAAACATGACGGAGGTAGCAATGGGATACGAAATTAGAGATAAAATAAAAGAACCTACAACAATTACAGATATCGGCAACTTGAAAATAATAAACAAAAACGGTATGTATTATTTAGAGGTAGAATTTTTAGGAGAAACAGATACTTCTTTTGTCAAAGGTACGACTACATTGGAACTCCCAGTAGACATCAATAGACTGTCATTTACATTGGAGAGTCGAAATAATCCTTCATATATAACGGAACAATATTATATTGAGACAATGAACTTGGGTTTTGGAGATTTAGTATCTAAAGATGGGAAAATTGATTTTGAGATTGTAGGTGACAAAAGAAAGAATATGACTTTATCTGAAATAGAAGAAAAACTCGGTTACAAAATCAAACTTGTAAGTGAAAAGTAGGTGAAGTTATGAACCCATATGAAATAACATTTAGAGCATTATTAGGAACATTTTTGAAACATGGAATATGTGTTGAGAGAGTGAATGTAGGCGAAAATACTATTTACATTTCTCTTCCTAAAAATTCATATGTTCATGGACAAGGTTGTATCAAAAATATTGATGACCAAGCAAAAATAATCAAAAAGCTTCTTATTAATATAGGTATTCTTCCGTCTGACGGAAAAGTGAAATATCGAGGTACAAATGTTTGTTGGACGAAAGAGACGGGCAATGAAAATTTTATTAACAATATTGAATTGGTGTTAGGAGAATATTAAATATGAAGAAAAATAACAACAAAGTTGTTCTGCCAGTGGCATGTGAAAATCCGAATAATGTATCGGTTACAACTTTAAGCCTTAATCAAGTGGGTGTGAAAGTTTCCGATGACTTTGAGGGCGAAAAACCGATAAAGATAATTCTTACCTCAGTTGATAAAGATTGTGGGGTTTACTTTAAAATGTATTATGTTACGGATGACGGCAATATTTATCCAATGGAACAAGAGGATGAATGAGATTGTAAATAAAACTTTCATAGGGATTAGAGGAGAGTGAAAATAATGGGATGTCATACATCATTCAGTAGACCTATAACTGATAAAGAGTTTCAGTTAATGAAAGAATATGCTCCAATAGAAATATTTAATTTGACTGGCTCTTCAGAAGAAAATATGGAATTGGGATTAAACAATGAATTTTTATATAAGCAATTGATGAAATCGTTTGTTAAAAATATTCCATGTGTATATGGAAAGTATTGGTGGCAACTTGGTTATGGTGCAGGAAATCCACAACTATTAAATGGTTCAGCTTATATTTATGAGATACGAGGTCGTAGCGGATTGTTTGTCGATATCCCAGAATATGAAGATATTTTTAGAGTTAAACATTGTCCAAGAAAAGTAATTACAAACCGTAGGAATCTAAGACGTTGGATGCGTAAGGATTATTTTAAATTAACCAAAGAACAACTTGACAAGGTTTCAGAATTCTTTGAAAAATATCCCGACGGAGTGATTACATTTGGATAAGGATTAGGACACTTTATTAGGAAGGTAGTGTAACATATGAAATATAGTATTAAAACTACAAAGACTTTAAATGCAGATAATAATTTGAAATTTTCTGTCGGGCAGGATATTGCATTTATGATATATAATGAAAAATCAAATTGTCATAACCACTACATAGGTGAAATAACCGAAATAACAGAGAACACTATTACAATCAAAAATATCGAAGTTAATGGAGAAGATATTGACGGAGAAATGATTATTGATTTGCATTTAATTGAACCGGATAGTTGCGATTATGTTTATTTTGGTTAAGTGGCAAACTATAAAAAATGAAAAAGAAAGGATATGGCATAATAAATAAAAAGAACAGAACAACACAATATTAAGTATGGGTCAGATTTTTATAAATTCATAGATGAATATTGTTTTAAATCTAAGAATCTATATAATTATGCAAATTATATAATACGTCAAGAATTTATAAACAATGGAAAATGGATTCATTATAATGAATTATTTCGGTTAGTAAAAGAATCCAATCCATATAAGAATATTGGAAGTAATGTAGGTCAAGGAACATTGAGAATTCTTGATAAAATGTGGAAATCATTTTTTGTTGCTATTAAAGATTGGGCAAGACATCCAAATAAATATTTAGGAAGACCTAAAATTCCTAAATATAAAGCAAAAGGTGGAAGATTTGTTCTTTCTTTAGATAGCAATAAAGTAAAATTAAAGAATGGTTATGTATATTTTGCATGGAAACCATTCAAAAAATTTAATAACTTATTTAGAACTAATGCGAAAGATAGAATACTACAATGTCGATTTATTCCAAGATGTAGGGAATATATAATGGAAATTGTATACGAAATTGAAACACCTGATATTTCAAAAAATTCTGATAGGATAGCTGCTATTGACATGGGAGTTAATAATTTTATAACTATGGTAAACAACATTGGTGAAAATCCGATAGCTGTTAAAGGTGGAATTATTAAGTCAATTAATCAGTTTTATAATAAACAAAAGGCAAATATTCAATCAGAATTGAAGAAGGTAAATGATAAGGAATGGTCAAAGAAATTACAAAAATTTACGAATAAACGGTACGAAATGATTAAATATCAGATGCATTGTATTAGCAAATATGTAGTTGATTGGTGTGTTCTATATGGAATTGACACTTTAGTTGTAGGGTATAACAATGAATGGAAACAAAAGAAACAGGGTCTGCAAAATTTCACATATATTCCTTATGAACTGTTTATAAAAATGCTTTCATATAAGTGTGAGAATAATGGAATTAAGTTTATAGAGAATGAAGAATCATATACTTCTGGGACATCGTTTTTAGACAATGAAGATCCCATAAAAGAGAATTATAGAAAAGAACGTAGAGTATATAGAGGATTATTTATTGCGAATTGTGGAAAGAAAATAAATGCAGATGTAAATGGGGCATATCAAATTATGAAGAAGGTATTTCCAAAGATTTTTATCAATGGAATAAAGGGTGCAGGTTTACACCCAACGATTATAAACTTGGCTTGTGTTAAGTGAGTAACGTAAACGCGTGATAGAAACACGATGAATTGTGAGTTTCAAGAGGAGGTGAAATCATGAATTGCATGAGCAATAACTGTAAGAATATATATTCTTCTTATGCCGGGAAGTGTTGTTGTGCAATTACCGAACAAGAAGTCCCGGATTATAATGATTTGGATAATTGTAAACATTTTATGAAAGCTAAGACTTGTATTAATTGTAAGCATGCAATTGTAGAGGTATTTGAAAGCGGTCAGATTGATTGTGTTGATTATAGATGCCCATTTCAAGATAATAAATTCATATATAGTGACAACAATGTATTTGCAGAACATTTTTGTGATGTGCCTGAATGTAAAATAGGAAAATTTGAAGAGGAGAGATAAAATTATGGATAAAAATATAGAAACAAATTTGAAGGATTGGGTAAAAGCAAACTATAAACAATATGCTACTGGTTGGACATGGGAACGCTCAGAAGGAAATTTCCCAGATGTCTTTAATGACGGATATGATTGTGCAACTGCATGGGCTGCTTATGCCATCGGAACAATATTGGGAATGGAGTTGGAAGAACCAGAAAGATCCGATAAAGAAGATGATTATTAATAAGGAGAGAAAGATATGGCAAATTTCTACATGGATTTTGATTTAATAAAGAAATATCCAAATAAATACAACTTAACTCCATCGAAAATCGAAAAATTGAAGATATTGAATTGGGAAGAATTAAAAAAATATTCGCATTATGAGAGAAGAATTACGGACGGCGATGAATGGTGGTATCATTTTGAAGGTTGTAATTTGAACAATTATATATATAATGATTTTTCTAAATTTTGGATAGCTTTTAATAAAAGAAATAATAAAATTATTTGTGGGTTTACAACATATTTTGACTGTAAAGATTATATATTCAACGAATTTTATAAAATTAAGGATATTGAACAGGAACGCGATTTATATGTACAAATCAACACAATTAAATATTTGAATATGCTACTCGATAAAGGTATTTTAGGATTTGACGACCCAAAAAGTGAAATAGCAGACGAAAAACAAGAACTTGTTATAGTTCCAAGTCTTACAAGATTTACGGGAGACTTTTATGATGTAGATTATAGTACATATAAAAATATTATTTTAGACTCCATTAGAGTTAGCACAATCAATAAAAATAATAAAACCAAGGTTATTCCATTTGATATTAAAATCGGCGGAAAAGGTGGTTGTAGGATTATTCCAAGTGAACCGGCAGACGAATATTTAATGAGTTGTCAACGTGTAACAATGGGATATAAACTTGAAATGAATTTAGAAGATGAATGTGAAAGTTGAAAGAATTATTAGAAAGTTTGAAAAATGTAGAGATGAAAACAACTAACGAATTATGTTTTTCAAGGTTAGAAATTCATTAACTTGATTTTAATTCAATAGAGCAATTCTGCTCAAAATTTCCGGAACAAATAGAGAATATATTATCGTAGCTACAAAACAATATTTAGAAAGGATAAGAATGTTCACAGTGAGTAAACCTGCGCAGGTACTAATTAAAGGTGAACAAATTTGAAAAATACATACATAAAAAGTCCACTTAATTATGTGGGCGGCAAATACAAATTACTTCCACAGATTATTCCGTTATTCCCAGATAAGATTGACACATTTGTTGATTTGTTTGGAGGTGGTTTTAATGTCGGAATAAATGTAAATGCCAATCGTATTATTTATAACGACACTTGTGCACAAGTAGTTGATCTACTTAAACATTTTTATGCTCATGACTCAGAATATATTCATAGTCAAATAATAAAAACTATAACGGATTTTGAACTTAGTCGATCAGATATCAATGGATATGCAATGTATGGATGTGAATCGAGTAAGGGACTGGGCGAATATAATAAACCTAAATATTTTGAACTGCGAAAGGCTTATAATGCCAATCCTGATTGGATTAAATTTTATACACTTATAACATGTTCATTTAGCAATCAAATACGTTTTAATTCAAAGGGCGAATTTAATATGCCATATGGAAAGCGTGATTATAATATTTCTTTACAGAAAAAGCTTAAAGTATTTGTTGAAGAAATGGGAAAGAAAGAGATATTGTTTTTGAATAAAGATTTTAGAGATTACAATTTTAAAGTAGATAATTTTATATACGCCGATCCTCCATATTATAATTCAACAGCAACTTATAATGAAAATGGAGCTTGGTCAGAACAAGATGAAAAAGATTTATTGGATATGTTAGATAGTGTTGATAAAAACGGGAAATTTGCTCTCAGCAATAATCTTAAATATGATAACCCGTATTTAGATGAATGGAAAGATAAATATAATGTACATTATTTGAATGGTGATTACAGTAATTGTAACTATCATAAGATTGACAGAAGTAAAGATTGCGAAGTATTAATTACAAATTATTAAAGGTTATCAAAGAAAGAGTGAATTGAAATGGATAAATTAAGGGAGAAATTATATAAAGAAATGGAGAGTTGGGTTAGTGATTTGGTCGCTAACTCCGACTTGCCAAAACGTGAATTATTATCAGCTTATGCATATGAATATTGCATTAAGGACGAGTTCATTGATTTTTTCGATGGTTGTAATGATGAAGAATGGAATGATTATTATAATGACCTACTTCAAAAAGACAACACATTGGAATATCTATACGGAGAATATATGGAATGTGACACAGCTAATATACAAGATATCATTATTGATTTTATGTGTTTTGATAAGGGATATTATGAATTTGTAAACGAATAAATGTGAGAAGAATATTGACAAAGGAGGTTTTGCTTTGAAGAAAAGTATTCATCATATAGCTAATATAACGATGCCTATATTGATATCTGAAATGCCAGAAGGAGCAAAGGTTGAAGTTGTAGATTTGAACGAACCAACTGACACAGATCACCTACTTGAAGTAATTGATGCTCTTGCTTATCAACTTGCTTGCTATAAATATCCTCATCATAAAGTACACAACTCTGATGATAAAGAAGAAATTTTAACTGATGTGGGATTACATGATTACTTCAAACGAGAACTTGTCAAGGAAAGCTAAAAGAGGTGGACAAATGCCAATAAAAGAAGAAAATCTTATTCTTAGTTTGATTAATTCAGAAACAGGAGAAGAACTTTATCAAGTAGATGGACTGCAAAATATTTCTTTTAATAAGGAGTCAAAAACTAATTACGTATTCGATTATGAGAAAAAGACTTTACTTTCATTTGCAGATAGCCCTACATTTACCTTATCGTTTAATACTCCTATTGATACAAGTAATTTGATGTTATCATTGGGAGTTGATATTTCTAACGCACCAGATAAATACAATTTTCAGATTATAAAAGTCAAACAAACCCGTAAACATAAAAAGAAAAGAATAAATAAGAAATGGATTAAGCGATATGGATATAAACAGATATTGGTTGATTGTAAAGGGTGGAAGTTGAAAACACAGACAGATGGAACTTATGAATTTGTAAAATAAAAATAGAAGGAGAATATTAATATGGATAATTTAATATCATCAGATATTATGCCATCGGCACAAGAAGCAAAGCAGATGACGAAAGAAAGTATTAAGAATTTCAATAGTCAACAACTATCAGATATTTCACAAAAGATTACAAATGCAATTACTGATGGGGATTTTGCTATTGAATATAAAGACCATTTAGATGATAAAACATACAAAAAATTAAAAGAACTTGGCTATAAAATCGACATGATATCGTTAGTTCCTAAAATCTGTAGTATCAGTTGGTTGTAAAACAAATGAAAAAGATGTAATAAACGAGGAGGAATAATAACGCATTATGTTTGAAACAGAAAAATATGAATTATGGCATGGCGATTGTCTTGAATTAATGAAAAATATTCCTGATAAATCAGTTGATTGTATTATAACAGATTTACCATATGGCGTTACTGCCAAGAATAAATGGGATACTATAATTCCTTTCGAGCCGTTATGGCAACAATATAAGCGAATTTCAAAAGACAATACAGCTATTATTTTATTTGGACAAGATAAATTCACAGCAAAATGTATGCTGTCTAATGAAAAGATGCATAGATATAATCTTATTTGGAAGAAAGTGTTACCTACGGGATTTTTAAATGCAAATAGGATGCCATTAAGAGAACATGAAGATATAATGGTGTTTTATAAAAAATTACCTACATATAATCCTCAAAAAGTAAAAGGAAGTCCTTGTCATAAAAAGGGTAAGGTCGTTGGGAAAACGAACGATTCTCAATTGAAAAATAATAATTATGGCAATTTTAAATGTGTCGAAACAGAAGGAGATTTGAAATTTCCGACATCTGTTTTAGAATTTGCTAAGCCACATCCAAGTATCACGTGCCACCCAACCCAGAAAAGTGTAGAATTATTAGAATGGTTGGTAAAAACATACAGTAACGAAGGCGACATAATACTTGATTCTTGTATGGGTTCGGGGACTACTGGTATTGCATGTAAAAACCTAAATAGAAAGTTTATTGGTATTGAATTAGATGATAATTATTTTGAAGTGGCAAAAGAAAGAATATTAGGATGCTAAAATGAATGTTCGGTTTCAAAGGAAGAATATTAAAATTAGAAAGGAAATAAACAATATGCCAAATTGGTGCGAAGGAATGCTAAAGATTAGAGGTAAACAAGAAGATGTTTTTTGTCTATTAATAAATAATCTATCGGTTTGGAAGACAGTCTTGCAAAAAGAGCCCTCAATCAGTATAGTAGAAATTCCCGATGAAGATGGAATTAAAATAGACGTAAAAAATAAAACCATACATGTAAATAATCTGGCTTATATAAAGGGTACATGTAGAAATTTTGTAGAACCAAACGATATAGAAGTATATAAAGGTGTAGACGGCAATAGTTGTGTGGCTCTTGAATTTAAGGGCGCATGGACTATAAATAGTGAACCATATGTTAATTTATCAAGAAAGTATAATGTAGATATTAAAATTGAAGCATTTGAACGAGGCATGGAATTTAGCCAATTTATTCTTATCGAGAAAGGCGAATTAAAAGAAGATAAGGATATAAAATATGATGATTATGTATGGGATTGTGTAATGCCCAATTTGGGCGGCTGATGGCTTACAAAAATAAAGGAGGAAAACAAAATGTTCGCAGACCTTTTAAAATTTTTACATAATCAACGTGATTTTATTCTTATTGTGAAAGTAATCGTAACTTTCCCAGCCACTTCGGTATTTGAAAATGAAATTTGTAAACTTAGCGATAATGTACCTATGATAATAACAAAAAAGAGAAATGTGTTGGAGTGCTCATATGCATTTCTGTTCTACCCATCTTTATGTTGCAAAAAAGATTGTGGATTAACAGAATATCAAGAATTCGCTGTGAAAGCAGATGAACACAAGTACAATTGGGAAATAAACAAAATAGTGCAAAAATATAAAGAAAAGAACAATGTAAGTGAAGTTGCTTATAAGGTCGAATATGACGATTTTAGTTGGCAATTAGAGGAGGAGAGGATATCTAAATATGGGAAAAGTTTATGTGGTTGAAGAATTATTTTATGGTGAAAAAACTACTAAAGAGGTAAGAGCTGTATTTAAAAATCGTAAGAAAGCGGAAGAATATTGTTCTTGTCATATTGACTGTAGTATTAAAGAATGTAATTACAGTGATGATAAAACTTACACACCTTTCAATCGAGTTCTTATACAAGGCAAAATTAATGGTCAGTCATTTCCTAGCTATACATTTCAGCGTCTGTCAAAAGAGGATGATGATTCGGAAAGTAAAGAATTTGTATATGTTTTTCGAAAATTTAATGATACTAATTTAAATTTTGCAATAAACAAAATGCTTCCTGAGAATTATAACGAAGAAACAGTAAAATCAAAATATGAACAAATATTACAAGATATTATGAATATTAGTAAAATACAACTCGAAGAAATTCAGCTAGAAGGATTTGAACAAACAAGTGGTGGTCTTGATTCAACTCGGTTCAAATTGACAAAAATTATTGCTGAAAAGTTTAATATAAAATTTGAAGATTAAATAACGAAACTTTCGTTTCAAAGAAAGGAGAATGTATTATATGAGTTCAGAAGATAATTTCATAAAATCAGGAATAGACACAATTAAGATATTAACAATTATTTTTGTTGTATTAAAAGTGCTTGGATTAATACAGTGGTCATGGTTATGGGTATTTAGTCCAATATGGATTATGTGTGGTCTTGCATTGGTATATCTTGTTATTTTGGGGATTATAGCAATAATCATACATATACTCACATCATTAAAAAAGAAATAAGGAGAATACATAAAATGAAATTTGAAAATACATCAGTAATGAACTTCGAAAACAGTTTTAGAGGTTTAAGAAATCCACTTGAATCGTGGAGAAAGAATGATACGGTTGAAGAAAACGGCGAAGTTATAATCGGCGAAAACGATTTGAATCTTGCACAAAGACTTATAAAAGCAGGCAGTGAGCATCGTAAATTTATGCGGCAGATTTTTGTATCAGTTGATATTACTGCTCCGCTTTACTGGTGGAAGGAGTTTGATACCTATAAGGTTGGTACAACCGCGAACAGTACATCGACAATGCACAAACTTGCGTCAACACCTATTA